TCAGGAGCATTTCTGATTAACGCCACCGTTAAGAATCCACCCTTCAACAGCTTCACGAAGGTATGATTTGGGGTGGGTTCTGACTGGCTTCGGAAATCCGTGCCGTTTGGTATAGTTCCAGATTGTCTGACGTGATGAAACACCGAGCTTGTTCATCACTTCTTTCTCAGGAATCAGGCTGGTATCGGTCATCTTAATTCTCCAGGCAAAAAGAAACCGCCATATAGCGGCTCTATCAGATATGTACAGGCCTCATCGAGTGTGAGGCGTTAGTCCTTGCGTAGCTCGCTGATTCTTCTGTAAGTCTCTGGTGCTTTGTTTCCGTGTATCTTCATTTCAGACTTCAACAGAGCAACGAGGGAATCCCATTCGTTGAGGATTCCTTTGAATGCCGGAACGCGCTTTGCAACCTTGTCGAATGAATCTCTGATTTCTGGGATCTGCTCAACCAGTGCAACGCATCGTCGGAAATCGGCTGCGTCATGTGGAGCGCCGAAGTGATGACCATAGATATTCTTTTTCAGTCCACATGCGATTGAGGCAAGAGTTGCGCTACTGATGCCGACATCGCCAGTCGATTGCCATTTCAAAACCTTCATAGCCAAATCTGACATTTCTTGTCTCCAATAAAAAACCGCCATCAGGCGGTTTGGTGTTCATTCAGTTCTTCAATTTGAATATTGGTTACTTCTGCATGTGCTATCTGCGCCCATATCATCCAGTGGTTATAGCAGTCATTGATATCCTCTGCTTCGATAACTCTGTCGAATGGCTCTCCATTCCATTCACCTGTGACTCGAAAGTGCATTTATCATCTCCATAAAACAAAACCCGCCGTAGCGAGTTCAGATAAAAGAAATCCCCGCGAGTTCGAGGATTGTTATTCATTGCCGATATTCACCTTTATCGCGAACACCTTTACCGGTTTATCGCCGAAGTGCGGATGTGTGATTGTCTTGATTTCATATCCGTCATACGGAACATCAATTCTACGGCTGGAATCGTCGCGCTTCGGATATCCCTTTGTGATAATCAGGCGGTCATACTCCCTGAACATAATTCGCTTATTCCAGTAGTCATTACACAGGCGATACTCTTCCGTTTTCTCTCCGCGAATCATGGCATCGAAGTATTCACCTTTGACGGCAAGTTGCAGGTTAGCCACGGTTAACCTCCTGCTTCGGTGCTGCTGGCATTTCACGCCAGTGCGTAACTGAGTGCGGATCCGGATATTCGGTGCCATCATCCCAGCGATTACCATTCCACATTGCAGACCACATCTCACCGTCTTCATACATGACCATTACCGGAATTAACTTATCCGGCATTCGCTCACTACAGCTTATCCAACCATCCGGAGTTACCGGAGAGTTGCCATTTACCAAGTCAGCTCGAACATATAGCGTGTCATCATGGTGCTGATTGTGGCTGCGCCACGTTAATTCGCTTAACTCGCCATCTTCTGGCCATACTCCAGCCGTTTGCAGCCAGATATGGGCTGGCGCATCTTTGCAAGGTGTATTAACTGGCAACTTGTAAGTTTGGCTTACAGGTTCGGCACCATGAAGCATCGCGTCGCTCCGCTCTATGCCATCCAGCGCGATTCGCAGTGCATGAATTGTGGTAGAGCTATCGTTTGGGGCTATTCCATATCGCTCGAATACAGCTAAATGGTTGCTCATAATCTCAGGCGTAAGCTCTTTGTAAGCATAAGCAAGAGGCTCTGATGCATTATCCGGCACAACCGACGCAGGCGCGGCAGCATAAACAGGAATAACGTCCGCTTGCTCTTTATTGCTTTCATCCGTTAAAGCCCAGAATAATTTCCCGGCAGGATGTTTGAAAATATAAGCAACTGGATCTGCTTCCAGTGATGCCAGTGCAATTCGTGCCAGTTCCATTTGTTCGCCACGAGTAAGCCCGTTTTCAAGCGGATTTTTAATGAACAATTCAATACGTTCTTTGGTAATAGTGGTCATGGCTATTTCACCTTAATCTCAACATTTCGCAGTTTTAGCTCCACTGGCAGGTCTGACTTTCCGGTTAAAGCTAATGCGAGATTTTCTGGAGTAATGAGAGCTGTTATTGTTTTCCCCATCGCCAGACGAATAATCATTCGTATTTCGCGATCGTCACATGCTCCTGGTCGAACAATTGATATCTGTCCGTTCATCTCACTCTCCTTTGATGCGAATGCCAGCGGCGCGTGGCACATTAACTTCCACGATGCGCACTGTTGGTTTGTACATCTCAATCGCTGTCAGCCAGTCAGCTCCTGTCATGCGCTTTTCCGCATCGCCATTAGTCCACTGAACCGGTACACCAATAGCCTTCATCGCGATTTCTATTTCCCCGGCAATGGCGCTTTTTCCGCAACCAGTAAAACCAGAAACAACGACAAGAACTTCACCTTTGGCTGGTTTTATTTCCCGTGCTTCCAGTTCAGCAATACGCTTACTTCCATCCGAGATAACACCTTCGTAATACTCACGCTGCTCGTTGAGTTTTGATTTTGCTGCTTCCAGCTCATCACGCAACGTCCATACCGGTGCACCGTTGATATAACCAAAATCCAGAAGTTTGTTTTTCGATACAATTCCGTGAACGAAATCCACATAAAGCGCAATGCAATAGTCAGGTAAAGCGCCCCATTCATGTAGTCGCAAGACGCATTCGTCGTAATCGTCCAGGTCTATTCCAACACTTGTCAGGGCAATAGCCGCGTGCATGGCATCAACCATCATTTCGTTTTCCTGGTCGCGGCGTTTGATGTATTGCTGGTTTCTTTCCCGTTCATCCAGCAGTGCCAGCACGGTTTCTGGCCCTGCCAGAAGCTTGAAGGCGTTGAGCGCATCAATATCCACACCGTAATCTTTAAGTTCCTGTTCACTTAACAAATCATCATCAACTGGCAACATTAACAGGCGTTCCATTGCTGGAATTGCACGTTCCGCCGCCTCACGCAGTGCCTGGTAATTAATTTCGCTCACTGGTTGCCTCCTTTGCGAAGCTGGTCGGCGAACAAACGTACACCAGACGCTTCACTGCGTAGAAACTTAACGGCATAATCAAAACCACCTCGTTCTGCGTCGTCTGCTGCGTTGTCGAGGTTATCTGCGTACATCTCTACCCCCTGCGCCCGGACTTCAGCCAGGAAAGCGTCGGTGGCTGGGGTTTCGACATTAGGTCGAAGCTCATAATCACAAACTCTTTCAATCCATGGTGATACTCTGTCGCATTTCCTCTTCTTGCGTTCACCGACCTTGGTTGCCTGCTGAATAATTACCCCCCAGCAAATGCTTTCGACCTCTTCGCTCCATCCATCGCAAGCATCGCCTCTATAGTCGTCAATTGCAGCCTCAGCAGCAGCGATAGCCTCCTCAGCAGTTTTGTGACACTCGAAACTAAATTCAGAGCCATATGAGAAATACATAGCCCCGGCCTTCAGCCCCGCATTCTCCGCCGCCAGCTCCGCGCACTTGGCCTCCGCTTCAGCAAATTTACGCACCAGATATTCAGCGTTTGTTTCGTTAACCTTTAGATCTCGTGGGATGCATTTACCTTTCAGAAAACCATCCATCTCAATTAGTGACATTTGTTTCATTTCTTGCCACTCCGCCACATCGCATTCAGATATTTGTTTTGATTCACTGAAGGAAAAGAATTTCTCTTAAGCAATTCCTCTCTCGATGGCATTGGCTTTACGCGTTGGCGAATAATCATTTCTGCCGGAAGAATGCCGGGATTGTATGCAAGTCCTCTCATGGTAAATTCCTCAGTCATTACTGATAGCGCCATAGCGTGATCGGTAATTACGCAGGCGCGGGTCGATATATTCAGGGAAGTGGGTATATGTGGCTTTGCGGAATGGTCGGATTGATGTCTGGTAAATTCGCTCGCGCTCTTCTTTCTCTGCAAGCCATATACAATGGCGAAATTCCTTTTCCTCTTTCGTTTCCTGCGGTAGAGACATTATCCGGTCGTAGTTTTTCCTGAATTTATCCAGCACCTCCGATACGGAATTGCCGGAACAGCGGCGCGGGTCATCCGCACCATACTGAGGCGCTGGCATAATGGAATCCTTATTTGCTAATTTAGAAGGGAATTGAATCGTCGTATTCAGGATGATTTTGATGATTGCTACTTTGTTGCTGTTGGCTGTTTCCTGAAGTTGCAAATCCAATCTTTGCATTCAGTAATTCAAGAGTGATTGATTGACCATTTTGCCCCTGATAAACATCAACCCTGATGTTTTCTCCGGTAATTTCCACAATGCCACCTTCAACCAGAACGCTACGATAGTAATCCGCTTGCGCTCCCGGCTTGGCAAATACAACGGCGCTGTAGTTTGTCCATTCTTTCTTTTTTGTCTGGCGATCGTAATACTGAACGCCAGCACGGATGTTGAATCCGATATTTTCCCCGGCCTGAAACTCTCTTGCGGGTTTGTTTAGTCTTACAGTAATCGAATGTGCCATTAAGCAGCCGCTCCTTCTAATTCGTCTCGTCTGATGTTGTAAACGTCCTGCGCTTTGTGCTGCTCCGGTGTGCCTTCGAGCATCTTCCACGCTTTGGCGAACGCCTGTTTAAGCTCTTCCACGGTGTTTTTCTGCATTGCTGCGTCAGTGAATGCTTTTAGAACCTGTTCAGGCGTAGGTGATGGTTTTGATTGCTTTGCTGCTGCGTTCTGCTGATGTTTATGCTCGTCGGTATCTGCATCTTTCGCATCATCAATGCCGAATAAACCATTGAGGCAATACTTGCGTGCATAAGAGCTTGTAGCTCCCGTAACTTGTGCAGAATCCATTCCTTTCTTGCTTTCTTCCTCTCGTGCAAGAGCGGTTGCTGTATGACTGTTTTCGCCATCGGTAATAGTTGCCGTGGCTTTCACGTAATACCGATCACCAATCAACACAACTTCATCGCTGATTGATAAAAACAGACCATTCAGTAACGGCTTAACGCCTTCAAGAATGTCTTCGCAGCTTCTGTATTTATATTTACCGAATGAGTTGTACTGATTCTTTGGCGCGTTCAGATTCTCCTGAATAGCTGCCAGTCTTGCGTAAAATTCTTTGCTCATATGATTGTTCTCAGAATGGACACGGCCCAAGGAAATAACGCTGATTTAATACTTCGACTCTGGACAAATTAAGGCATACCCGCATTCCTTCGCGGTCGCCATTATGGCGATACCAGAGAGCTTTCTGCGTGTACATGCGTCTCTGTAACTTGCTCTCCTTCACCGTGGTTGCAAGTGACATGAATATCTCCTTCGTTACCGATTAAATCTTTCATCTGACGAATGAATTCTTCGTCTGACCAGTTATCTGTAAAACTCATTTCCTGCGATACCACGGAAGGTTGATAGCTGATTTCATCGCTTTATTTGCTTCAAGCCACATTTTTGAATCACCAATAAAGATGGCTATTACTGCTTTGTTTTGTGCTGCACGAAGCATCTGGTGATTGATGGCTATTTCATTGCGCATAATAAGACCTCAACTCTTTTCCATCCGTCACGTAATTTACGGGTGATTCGTTCAAGTAAAGATTCATTTAGTTGGAAGGCACCCATGCGAGCGCCTCCCGCGATTGCGTAAATCATGGGTGGTTCCTTATGTTGGTTTTATTAGTAGGTTATTTTTGTTGCGAATACTTCGCCTTTTACGATGGCTGTTATGATATTTTTAGCAACATCTTCTGGTGCGCCAACCTTGATAAGGTCAGCAAGTATTTTGTTATTTACTTCTTTCCGGTGAGCTTTATCCTTTGCTCTACGCTCTTCTTCTTCCTTGATTCTTTTTTCTTCTGCTATTCTGGCTTGCTCTTTTGCTTCAGCCTCGCGCCGGATTCGTTCAGCCTCCTCCTGTGCTTTTCGGCGTTCTGCTTCAATTGCCGCCTGCTTTTCTCTTTCAGCTCGTTCTGCTGCCTCTTTTGCTTCGCGCTGTGCTCGTTGCTCTGCTTCAATGCGTTCACGCTCTGCACGTTCCGCTGCGGCCTTAGCTTCTGCTTCTCGCCTTGCTGCTGCTTCAATTTCGGCTTTTGCCTTTGCTTCGGCTTCTGCTCTGGCTTTCTCTTCAGCTTCTCTTTTTAAGCGTTCTTCATGCTCTCGCTTTTCCTGCTCCGCTTTGAGTCTTGCCTCTTCTCTTTGGCGGTCAAATTCGCGATCCATCAAAATCGCTATTTCATGGTCAGACTCAATTTGCTTTGCGAGAGCTTCAGCTGCTGCCTTAGCTTCTTCTTCAGCTTTAATCCGCGCCTGTTCTTCCTCATAATCAGTAAGAGGCTGGCGTGCCTTGGCTTTCAGCTCATCAAGGCGATCACGCACTGTCTTGCGGTTGGCATCAATTAGCTTTGGAATTTCCTTCAGTTCAGCAACAAGGTCTTTGCCAAGACCATCGAGATATGTTTTCGTCTGCGCAACTTTATACGCCAGAGAAGCGATCTCCTTTCTGCCCTTTGCCGTTGTGATATCAGGCACAAAGGACATAACTTCACGTTCAACCTTTTGAAGGATTTCTTCAATCTGGTCGGCAGACTGAAATACAGTCATTGCATTTGCTTTTTCAATAACAACTAAATCTGTTACTTCACTCATATATCCTCCATCAAAAAAATCGCCCTCACACTGGAGGGCAAAGAAGATTTCCAATAATCAGAACAAGTCGGCTCCTGTTTAGTTACGAGCGACATTGCTCCGTGTATTCACTCGTTGGAATGAATACACAGTGCTGTGTTTATTCTGTTGTTTATGCTAAAAATAAAGGCCGACTATGCGGCCTCGGAAGGAAGTCCAATCATCTTATTCAAATCTTCTACCCGTAAAGCAGGAAGTGCTGTACTTGCTTTATCTGCTTCTTTTGGTAGCAATTCTTTGCTTTCAGGCCAAACCTCAATAAGTCGCTTAACTGTTGTGACTGAGTTCAAAGCAGCCCATACATTTGATTCGATATCCTTTTTCTTGGCTTCAAGTTTTTGTTGCAATGCGCAGATTTCATCAAACCTTTTTGTTATTTCGTGCTCTGCGTCAAACATGCATTTATCTTTGGTCGGAGTAGGGAGCAATATATCTTCGCCGTTGCCGTCTTTCCCATATGAATGCCATCCAACCCTTCTGCCAGATACAGTCAGATAAATTGAAGTAGAACGAACATCGTATGAGTAAAATGAACATCCCAGTTTTCCAAGTTCTTCACTTATAGCTACTAACTTGGAATATAAATGATCCACTTCCTCAGTTTTCTTTTTACCGCCAAACGCAATAACTCTGGCGTCAAGTGCAAGCTGGTTCTTTAACTTTGTTACTTCTTCAAGTTCAGTGAAAACCCCAGACTTAATTAAAGCGTTACGAGCGATTCCCTCTTTCATTCTCGTAGTTAAGCGGATTGATGACATATTAATTCCTCTCAAATAAGTGGTTTGCTGCCTAATTTCATTTTCTGGCGACCAACACAAGTCACACCCATTTCACTGCGTGGCTTGCGGTAGTAAAGATTGTGCCTGTCTTTTAACCACATCAGGCTCGGTGGTTCTCGTGTACCCCTACAGCGAGAAATCGGATAAACTCTATTCACCCCTACAGAGAGCAAAAGAGAAACGCCGATGAACAACTCATGGTGGCAGGAACTAATGCATTTTTTCCTGCAAGGAATGACACTTAAACAGTTGATTCATATGCTAATCATCCTGATCATATTGATTATTGTTATGCCGGTAAGCGTAAAAGAATGGATAAACCTGCATAATCCAGAAATCCTTCCTCATTACTGGATGTATTACATCCTGTTGTTTTGCGTTAGCTATGTGCTTAACGGCGTTGTTAATTCCGCTTATCACGCTGTGACTGAAAGAATTGAGGTATTCGCTGCTCAGAAGCGCAAATCTAAAGAAGAGAAATACGTGCAAGATTTGTTTGATTCGTTAACTCTTGGAGAAAGAGCGTATTTGGCACTCGCTGTAGTCGCTAATAACCAGCTACAAACGGAAAAGGGAAGCCCTGAAGCAATCTCATTGCTCGAAAAAGGGCTTCTTATTCGGATACCTTCTGCTACTGGATATCCTGAAATCGACCGTTTTGTTATCCCAGAACGCTATAGAAATGAGTGCTACATTAGGTTTGCTGGGAAGAAAGACAGTCTTATGGATGAACTTATCGCTCAGGATAAGCACGGCAAAAACAAGTAATTAGCAAATTAATTTATCATCTTGCTGTCAGTTGTTTTGATTTCCGATAGCCTGCCGCGTAAAGAGCTACATTTGGCAGGCAAATACTTCCACTGCATTCATCTGCCTTCTTGCAGCAAAGGCTTCCTAGTGATGCTGCTTTGTCTGCTCTGACGCAACCAGAGAGCTTTAGCGCAATTTTTCGCGCCAGTGCTTCATTACTGCGTCGCTCGGCAATAAGTTCTGCTCTGCGAGCTTTGTAGCGGCTTTTTGCCGTACCTTTGGATTCTTTCCAGACAATGGTTACCATGATGGTCTCCTTTAAGTGGCTTTGGCGCATGACGCGTCGAGGTGCTTATCTTCTCGATCGCTGTCTTGCAGCTGCAATTCGCGCCATCCCCAAAACCACTCAAGTTCTGGTCTCAACGGTTAGGTTGAGAGTCCGTCGATGTTAAAGAGCCTGCCAATCTGTTCCGTTTGGCTTCCAGCGTCCTGCTGATGGCTTAAATTTAAGACTTCTTAATTTATTGGTCAAGTGCATTTTTGAAGAAAACTTAATTTTATGGGCGTGAATTTAGTTTGTCTTTGATTTTTAACGGGAAATAAAAAAAGGGGCGAAAGCCCCTTAAGGAAGGTTTGCTAGCTTGGCATCAACGACAACGCCAATGATTTTACAGTTCCCATTGATTTCAATCATTGGGTATTGTGGATTGAGTGGTTTCAGGAATTTTCTACCGGCATCAATAACTAACTTTTTGAATGTCGCCTCGTTTTCTCCTTCAAGTTTGGCGACTACCAGCTTTCCATTACGTGGTTCGACTTCTGGGTCGACGAGAATAATCATCCCCTCAGGAATACTCAGTCCTGCCGGGGCAGTCATTGAATCGCCTTTAACGTCGAGCCAAAAAGAGTCTTCAGAACAATCTACCGTTGTGTCGTACCAGTTATCTATTGCACGCCTATGATATGGCTCTACAGCTTCCATCCAACATCCTGCGCTTACCCAACTAATTAGAGGATACGAACCTCTTGGATCATGCCTGCTGTGATAGGCAATGTTTGAAAGACTATCCTCTCCTTTCAACAGGTAATCAGGGGAGCACTGCAAAGCCTTGGCTAAGGCCAATAGGTTTTCGCCATTGGGCTCAGTTTCAGATCGCTCCCATTGGGAAATAGCAACATTAGACACGCCAACCATCTTGCCAAGGGCAGCCTGCCTAATCTTGAGTTCTTTTCTGCGAGCGCGAATACGCTCACCCATCAGTTGTGTATTCATAGTTAAGACATCTTAAATAAACTTGACTTAAGATTCCTTTGGTGGATAATTTAAGTGTTCTTTAATTTCGGAGCGAGTCTATGTACAAAAAAGATGTTATTGACCACTTCGGAACCCAGCGTGCTGTTGCTAAAGCACTAGGCATTAGCGATGCAGCAGTCTCTCAGTGGAAAGAAGTTATCCCAGAGAAAGACGCCTATCGATTGGAAATCGTTACAGCTGGCGCCCTGAAGTATCAAGAAAGTGCTTACCGCCAAGCGGCATAAGCAAATTGCTCTTTAACAGTTCTGGCCTTTCACCTCTAACCGGGTGAGCAAACATCAGCGGCAAATCCATTGGGTGTGCCGCTATAACTCAATATCAATATAGGAAAATTAACAAATGGCACAAGCAAGCTACAGCAAGCCAACACAGCGAGAAATTGATCGCGCTGAAACTGATTTACTCATCAACCTGTCAACGCTTACCCAGCGCGGTCTGGCAAAGATGATTGGCTGTCATGAATCGAAGATAAGCAGAACGGACTGGAGATTTATTGCTTCGGTCTTGTGTGCTTTCGGAATGGCATCAGACATCAGTCCGATTAGCAGGGCTTTTAAGTATGCGCTTGATGAAATCACAAAGAAAAAATCCCCGGTGGCCGCCGGGGACTCTAAGCAAATTGATATGCAATTCTGAGGGAATTACTGGATCAATCCACAGGAGTCATTATGACAAAACGTCGTAAGAAATACCAGGAAAAAGAAGAGATTCGACACCCTGATTCACCTGAGGGATTAGTGGTAGCCGCAGCAAATAACAGGGCGTTCGCAGAGCGCCTTGTTGGTGTTTACAGACTAGCCAAAGCAGGAGTGAAACATGGGCGTCGTTAAGTTAGCTGATTACAGGCCTCAACTTGAGGTCGTGGAGCATCGCGTGGCAGATACCGAAGATGGTTTCATGCGCGTTGCTAACGAGATTACCGACAGTCTGCTGATGGCTGATTTAACCGTCCGGCAGTTGAAGGTGATGCTCGCTATCATGCGCAAGACATACGGATTCAATAAGCCGATGGATCGACTCACAAACACGCAGATAGCAGCCATGACAGGTATTCATCACACTCATGTTTGCGCTGCCAAGCGCCAGCTTATCGAGCGTAAATTCCTCATTGCTGATGGCGTGAAAATCGGAGTGAACAAGGTGGTTTCTCAGTGGATTAGCCAGGGCAGCTTAACATTAGCTAAAACAGCTAATAAAACATTAGCCAAGTCGGCTAATGGGTATAAGCCAAGTCAGCTAAACACAAAAGACAATATACAAAAGACAATAAATACAAATACCCCCTTACCCCCTAACGGGGGCGGCGATGGGCAGGTTAAACCTGAACGTCGCAAGGCAGAACGAATCGACTACGAATCCTTCCTCAACGCCTACAACACCGAAGTCGGTGACAGGCTTCCACACGCTGTTGCGGTCAACGAGAAACGCAAACGCCGCCTGAAGAAAATCATCCCGCAACTGAAAACGCCAAACGTGGACGGTTTCAGAGCGTATGTCAGGGCGTTTGTGCATCAGGCCAAGCCGTTTTACTTCGGAGACAACGACACGGGCTGGACGGCAGATTTTGATTACCTGCTGAGGGAAGATTCGTTAACGGGAGTTCGGGAAGGGAAGTTTGCAGACAGGGGGATTGCATGAAACAGGATATCGAAGCGAGCGTTATCGGTGGCTTGCTGATTGGTGGATTAACACCAACTGCCAGTGACGTTCTGGCAACGCTTGAGCCGGAAGCGTTTTCAATTCCGCTCTACCGGAAAGCCTTCGAGGTTATCCGCAAGCAGGCGCGAAACAGAAACCTAATCGACGCGCTGATGGTTGCCGAGGAGTGCGGAGAGGAGCATTTCACGTCAATCCTGATGACCAGCAAAAACTGCCCGAGTGCCGCAAACCTGAAGGGATATGCCGGAATGGTCGCGGATAACTATCACCGCCGTCTGGTGCTGGAAATCATGGATGAAATGCGTGAACCAATTCAGAGCGGAACCATCGATACATCGAGTCAGGCGATGGACGAGCTTGTAAAGCGTCTTTCAGCTATCAGAAAGCCCCGTGACGAGGTTAAACCTGTACGGTTAGGGGAAATCATCACCGACTACACTGACACGCTTGACAGGCGTCTGAGGAACGGAGAAGAGTCAGATACCCTGAAGACCGGAATCGAAGAACTTGACGCCATCACCGGAGGGATGAACGCGGAAGACCTTGTGATAATCGCTGCTCGTCCTGGTATGGGGAAAACCGAACTGGCGCTGAAGATTGCCGAAGGCGTTGCAAGCCGCGTTATTCCTGGTTCTGACGTCCGGCGCGGAGTGTTGATTTTCTCGATGGAAATGAGCGCATTGCAGATTGCAGAGCGAAGCATTGCCAACGCCGGGAGGATGTCGGTTAGCGTACTGCGAAATCCTGCATCGATGGATGACGAAGGCTGGGCGCGTGTTGCTAACGGCATGAGTCAGCTTGCGGATTTGGATGTATGGGTAGTCGATGCCTCGCGGTTATCGGTCGAAGAAATACGCTCAATCGCAGAACGGCACAAACAGGAAAATCCAAACCTCTCACTCATCATGGCGGATTATCTTGGCCTGATTGAGAAGCCGAAAGCAGACCGCAACGACCTCGCAATTGCTCACATCTCCGGAAGCCTGAAGGCGATGGCGAAAGACCTGAAAACACCGGTTATCTCCCTGAGTCAGCTTTCGCGCGATGTTGAGAAGCGACCAAACAAACGCCCGACAAACGCAGATTTGCGTGATTCAGGAAGCATTGAGCAGGACGCAGACTCAATCATCATGCTCTATCGGGAAGCGGTATATGACGAGAACAGTAGCGCCGCGCCATTTGCTGAAATCATTGTGACGAAAAACCGTTTTGGCTCGCTTGGTACGGTTTACCAGCGGTTCTGTAACGGACACTTTGTTGCATGTGACCAGGATGAAGCCAGACAGATTTGCACAACATCAAATGCACCCGCTGCACGTGGCAGGCGATATGCACAAGGGGCTGACGTATGACCATCTACATCACTGAGCTTGTAACAGGCCTGCTGGTAATCGCAGGCCTTTTTATTTGGGGGAGAGTAAATCGTGGCTGAGTTAATTTTCTCTGCATTGAGGATTCTCGGTGCTATGTGGATGGTGTCGACGTTCATTGTGGTTGTCGGAAGTTTTGTCCGGTTGGTAGGCGAAGGTAAAGACCTGGTGGGTGTGCTTTTCGGTAGCATTTTCCTGTGGGTGATTATCGGTGTTATGCCTGTCGCTGTAGCAAAAATGGCGTGGCGTTTTGTTAGTTGAGGTAACGATGAAGCAAATATACATGCTTCGCAACGAAGCAATCAGAAACAATGTCATAGACGCAATACTCTCACTCCCCATCGACGACAAGTCACCTCACGAAGTCCACGTTAAAGAAGCCAAGCGGAGTAATCCTCAAAACCGCCTTATGTGGGCGTTATTGCAGGACGTATCGCGTCAGGTGCTTTGGCATGGAGAGAGACTTGCGCCGGAGGACTGGAAAGATCTGTTCACTGCCCTGTGGCTTAAGACCAAAAAAATGGAGCAAAGAAGTGCGCCTGGTATCGACGGTGGCGTTGTCATGCTTGGCGTGCGTACTAGCAAAATGCGAAAGGCCAACATGACTGAGCTTATCGAAATCATGTTCTGGTTCGGCTCAGAGCGCAACGTGCGGTGGAGTGATGACTCCAGGCGAGAGTATGAATGGTCACAACGAAAAGGGAAGGCTGCATGACTATCAAATCAAATACGCCATCACACGACAAGGACTGCTGGCAAACGCCGCTTTGGCTTTTTGATGCGCTGGATATTGAGTTTGGATTCTGGCTGGACTCGGCAGCGAGCGACAAAAATGCTCTGTGCGCTCACTGGCTAACTGAGGCCGACGACGCGCTAAATTCTGAGTGGATAAGCCACGGTGCAATCTGGAATAACCCACCGTACAGCAATATCAGGCCGTGGGTGGAAAAAGCCGCTGAGCAGTGCATACAACAGCGACAGACGGTAGTTATGCTTGTGCCAGAGGATATGTCAGTCGGATGGTTCAGCAAGGCTCTGGAGAGTGTTGACGAAGTTCGCATCATCACTGATGGACGGATTAATTTTATCGAACCATCGACAGGGCTGGAGAAGAAGGGAAACAGCAAAGGCTCCATGCTGCTGATTTGGCGACCGTTCATCAGTCCTCGACGGATGTTTACTACCGTATCCAAAGCGGCATTGATGGCGATCGGGCAGGGCGTCAGGAGGGCGGCATGAGGCGACAGCGACGAAGTTTCACCGACATCATCTGCGAAAACTGCAAATACCTTCCAACGAAACGCTCCAGAAATAAACGCAAGCCAATCCCAAAAGAATCTGACGTAAAAACCTTCAATTACACGGCTCATCTGTGGGATATCCGGTGGCTAAGACATCGTGCGAGGAAATGACAATGGATTATTCACAGTTAAGTGATTTTGAAATTAACAAGCGAGTGGCAATTTGCTGTGGATTTGCTCCCGAAGATTGCGAAATCGCAAAGTTGGGAACATCAATCGTTGGTGTTGAGTGGGATGACGAAACTGGTTATGCAATAAAAACGGTTGATTACTGTAAAAGCCCATCAGACGCAGAGCCGATTATCGTAGAGAACAGAATTGGCATTATTCCAGCGCCAGAAAATGGATTATGGAAGGCAGCGCATAGAAAAGTTGGCAGTGATAGTACCCCATATCATATGAATCAAGATGAAAACCCACTCCGCGCTGCCATGATTGTCTTTCTCATGATGCAGGACGCCAATAATGCTTAGCCCATCCCAATCCCTTCAATACCAGAAAGAAAGCGTCGAGCGGGCTTTAACGTGCGCTAACTGCGGTCAGAAGCTGCATGTGCTGGAAGTTCACGTGTGCTCCGATTGCTGCGCAGAACTGATGAGCGATCCGAATAGCTCAATGTACGAGGAAGAAGACGATGGCTAAACCAGCGCGAAGACGATGTAAAAACGATGAATGCCGGGAATGGTTTCACCCTGCATTCGCTAATCAGTGGTGGTGCTCTCCAGAGTGTGGAACCAAAATAGCACTCGAACGACGAAGTAAAGAACGCGAAAAAGCGGAAAAAGCAGCAGAGAAGAAACGACGACGAGAGGAGCAGAAACAGAAAGATAAACTGAAGATTCGAAAACTCGCCTTAAAGCCCCGCAGTTACTGGATTAAACAAGCCCAACAAGCCGTAAACGCCTTCATCAGAGAAAGAGACCGCGACTTACCATGTATCTCGTGCGGAACGCTCACGTCTGCTCAGTGGGATGCTGGACATTACCGGACAACTGCTGCGGCACCTCAACTCCGATTTGATGAACGCAATATTCACAAGCAATGCGTGGTGTGCAACCAGCACAAAAGCGGAAATCTCGTTCCGTATCGCGTCGAACTGATTAGCCGCATCGGGCAGGAAGCAGTAGACGAAATCGAATCAAACCATAGCCGCCATCGCTGGACTGTCGAAGAGTGCAGGTCCATCAAGGCGGAGTATCAGCAGAAACTCAAAGACCTGAGAAATAGCAGAAGTGAGGCCGCATGACGTTCTCAGTAAAAACCATTCCAGACATGCTTGTTGAAGCATACGGAAACCAGACAGAAGTAGCACGCAGACTGAAATGTAGTCGCGGTACGGTCAGAAAATACGTTGATGATAAAGACGGGAAAATGCACGCCATAGTCAACGACGTTCTCATGGTTCATCGCGGATGGAGTGAAAGAGATGCGCTATTACGAAAAAATTGATGGCAGCAAATACCGAAATATTTGGGTAGTTGGCGATCTGCACGGATGCTACACGAACCTGATGAAAAAACTGGAGACGATAGGATTCGACACCAAAAAAGACCTGCTTATCTCGGTTGGCGATTTGGTCGATCGCGGTACAGAGAACGTCGAATGTCTGGAATTAATCACATTCCCCTGGTTCCGAGCTGTACGTGGAAACCATGAGCAAATGATGATTGATGGCTTATCAGAGCGTGGAAACGTCAATCACTGGCTGCTTAATGGCGGTAGTTGGTTCTTTAATCTCGATTACGACAAAGAAACTCTGGCTAAAGCTCTTGCCCATAAAGCAGAAGAACTTCCATTAATCATCGAACTGGTGAGCAAAGATAAAAAATATGTCATCTGCCACGCCGATTATCCCTTTGACGAATACGAGTTTGGAAAGCCAGTTGATCATCAGCAGGTAATCTGGAACCGCAAACGAATCAGCAACTCACAAGACGGGATCGTGAAAGAAATTAAAGGCGCGGACACGTTCATCTTTGGTCATACGCCAGCAGTGAAACCACTCAAATTTGCCAACCAGATGTATATCGATACCGGCGCAGTGTTCTGCGGAAACCTCACATTGATTCAGGTACAGGGAGAAGGCGTATGGGCATAAGAGAACTAAACCTCACCAAAGAGCAGCACGAGTGGCTGAATGGCTGGCTTGAGCTGTGGGGCGCATGGGTTTATTCAGGTCGTCTGGAAAAGCGCATGAGCAGCGTAATAGCGAAGTTCATGGAGAGCGTAGAGCCGGGAAGAGTTATGACAAGGCCAATGTGCAATGATGATGATGGAATGTTGATTTCTCAGGTCGTCGATTCCGTCATGTACATTGACAAGAAAGCCTTTGGCATCCTCCTCAGCTACTACGCTCATGGTTCATCTAAGCGAGCAATTGCATCCTACTATCACGCGACTGCAAAGCCACGCAAGATGTGTGGACGTGGTGGCGATGGATGGAGAAAACCTTCACTGGCAACCTGTAGAAACGAAATTGACGACATCCTGAAAGCGTCGTTATTTGTTTTGTACCAACCAATGCAAAATGCTTTCAAAATGCGTAAACGTGTTGAGAAAGTTAAGCATGTTGCTGTTAAAAGCCTTGACATGCAATTATCCATTTAGCCATAATTAGAAGGTAAGCTGCCGTTAGTGACTCTTAAGTTGCAACGGTGGCTTTTTTTGTTTGCACAACAGGTAAGAGCATTGAACCCGCAGACCTCGCGGAATTGGTTAAAGGTGCCGCGCAGTGCTCTTATCGTTGTGGTGAATACGCAGGCTGATGCGTTAATCAGGTGAACGAGATACCCGCCGGTCCGTGATATGGCACACCGTGCCGGTCATATCTGCCGCGGTTAGGTTTACGAGGATTTCGTAAAGCTGGTCTAGGGTGAAGCCGTGAAAGCGGAGGAAGTAAAACGAGGCGTCGGTACACGCCTATCGCCATTAAGTCGGAGTTCAGCACCGACCGCCACAACCCAAACTGAGCCGTAGCCACTGGCTGTCCTGAATTCATCAGTGATAGTTACGCTGCGGCCTTCTACACATGATCTTCGTGAAAGCGGGTGACAGGAGGTCGCGCTAACAACCTCCTGCCGTTTTGCCCGTGCATATCGGTCACGAACAAATCTGATTACTAAACACAGTAGCCTGGATTTGTTCTATCAGTAATCGACCTTATTCCTAATTAAATAGAGCAAATCCCCTTATTGGGGGTAAGACATGAAGATGCCAGAAAAACATGACCTGTTAGCCGCTATTCTCGCGGCAAAGGAACAAGGCATCGGGGCAATCCTTGCGTTTGCAATGGCGTACCTTCGCGGCAGATATAATGGCGGTGCGTTTACAAAAACAGTAATCGACGCAACGATGTGCGCCATTATCGCCTGGTTCATTCGTGACCTTCTCGACTTCGCCGGACTAAGTAGCAATCTCGCTTATATAACGAGCGTGTTCATCGGCTACATCGGTACTGACTCGATTGGTTCGCTTATCAAACGCTTCGCTGCTAAAAAAGCCGGAGTAGAAGATGGTGGAAATCAATAATCAACGTAAGGCGTTCCTCGATATGCTGGCGTGGTCAGAGGGAACTGATAACGGACGTCAGAAAACCAGAAATCATGGTTATGACGTCATTGTTGGCGGAGAGCTATTCACTGATTACTCCGATCACCCTCGCAAACTTGTCACGCTAAACCCAAAACTCAAATCAACAGCCGCCGGACGTTACCAGCTTCTTTCCCGTTGGTGGGATGCCTATCGTAAGCAGCTTGGCCTGAAAGACTTTTCTCCGAAAAGCCAGGACGCTGTGGCACTGCAACAGCTTCTCCCAAACCAAGGTATGTGAGAAGACCAGCTACATCCTTTCCACTCAAATTAGTCAGCGTATTGTCCAGCGGTTGTTTACCTGCCAGTGCATTAAGCATTGTCGTGGCAAAGTTCGGGTCATTCCCCAGCGCCGCCGCCAGTTCGTTCAGTGTATCCAGTGCCGCAGGTGCAGAACCCACCATTGCTGCAATCGCTGATTTCACAAAAGCTGTAGTGGCAATCTGTGTATTGTTGACCGACTGTGCCGCAGTAGGTGCTGTTGGCGTTCCGGTGAGTGCCGGACTCGACAGCGGTGCTTTTAGTGCCAGCGCATTGTTAATGGTGGTACTGAATTTCGGGTCATTGTTAATGGCTGCGGCAATTTCTTTCAGTGTGTCCAGCGTGGCTGGCGCACCGTTAATCAGAGCAGTAATAGCGGCCTGAACAAACTCAGTGGTCGCAATCCGCGTGGTGTTATTTCCTGCTGCAGGCGTCGGCGCTTTTGGTTCTCCGGTAAATGTCGGATTATGTTTCTGCGCATACTGGGTATGAGGATCTTGTGCGGCAATGTGGTTTCTCATCTGGTCATCCACATACAGCTTTAATTCCAGGACTTCATCATCCACGTATTTACGGGTTGCCAGCACTACAGCAGGGTCGATTTTCAGGGTGATATTGTCCGTACTGCTGGTAATCAGCACCATGCGCACGGTCTGGGTGCGCCCGCTGCCTTCAGCCAGTTGCGGCTTATAGCTTTCCGGGCAGTTGCCCACGGCAATCAATGCTCCGGACTCATCAAACAGGCCCACTTCACGTATCCACCAACCGCCCTCGTTTTCAGGGATCACCTGTTCAGCAATAATCTGGCTGCTGTTCTGCGGGTCGATATAGAGCATATTCAGCGCAGCCCGGCGTTTCTCATTTACCAGTACAGTCTGCTTTGAGTCTGGCGTCGGCAATGTTCCGCCACCATCGCCCACCGCCATATGGGTAATTTTTAGCGGCACACCGAGCGCGGCGGCGCTGGCAAGTTTCGCCGCGCCAATATCCGTCAGCAGGGTATAAAATTTTGTGCTCATGGATTCACTCTCATTGTGTCAATAACATGGACCGCCCCGCCTTCATGCGCGGTGCCACCGGAAATAATCGTTTCGTTGATATACGGATAGATCGTGATTTCTTCGCCAAGATAGCTGGCGACTCCCACCCAATGCGGGCCGCTGGTCTGCAGGTTGATGGACATGCCGATCATGTGACGGCTACATGGTTTGGCATCGCTTATCAGTCGCTCAAGTTCCAGATAGGTATCTTCAGTGATGCCCTGGTCCTGCACGCCGATATCCAGACGAAACGTGCCCGGTGTCTCTCCGGTCTGCCACCACTCAATAATGCGGATCAGAAAGCCGAACGGCTCCACCACCCTCCGCACGGCACTGGTGGTCCCTTTATGCTGATGAATATAAAAAGCATCCTTCACCACCTGGCGCTTGACGCTTTCTGTCCAGCTCTCGTCCCAGCGATCCACAGAGAACGCCCAGGCGAGATAAGGCAGGAAACTGACCGGACAGGTTGCCGGATTCCACAAGTCACGCAGCGGCACCTGCAGATCAGAAATCCCACTGCAGGTTTGCGCCAGTCGTCGCTCCAGTGAAGTTGAACCCGGTGGCAGCAGACTATTCATCCGTTCCTCCGTTGGTCACGCTCCACTGCGTACATGATGCCGCCTGTGTTTTGTTCAGGACCACATCCGCCAGTGGCGAAGCCAGCTCCACACGCTGCACTCCCTCAACATGCAGGGCGGCAAAGATGGCGCTACGGCGAATATCCCGACCAAGCCGCGTCTGACTGGCGATGTACTTCTGCAGGCTGGCTTTTGCCGCTGCCATTACCGGCTCTGCTTCCGGCCCCGGATAGAGAAAAATGGTGGCTTCCACTCGGTACGGGATGATTTCTGCGCTGCGAACCGTCAGACGGTCAGCCACCGGGCGGACGTTCTCACTGTTCAGAGCTTTTTCCACCACATCCAGCAGGTCTTTTTCTGCAGTTCCATCGCCTTCGCGGCTAAGGACAGTCAGCACCACCTCTGCAGGTGCCGGGCTGGTTGCACTGGCATCCGCCACCCGACCGTCGGCGCTTCGGGCATGAAATTCATAAGCTGCAGTTGGCCCCGCAACAGAAAGCCCTTCAAAGGCTGCAGGCACACGCAGGCGTAACGCTTCATCACTTTCCATCACAGCCGCAACAGGCGGCACAGCATCATTATCAGCAGGCGTCACCGTCAGGCGTGTCACGTTGTAGTTGGCAGCGAGCTGGTCAAGATCGCCGCCCATCGCGTAAGCCACCATCACCGCCTGCGCGGCTTCGTTAATGCGCTGGCGCAGAAGCAACTCACGGTAAGCGTTCTCCTGCAACAATTTAGTGACGGGTTCAGATTCCAGTTCCAGCGTGCGGATCACGGCTTCCTGCTCATCTTTCGGATGAAGCGCCACAAATTCTGCCTTGCGTTCGGCAAGCAGCGTCTCAAAGTCCGGCACATCCACAATCTGCGGTGCAGGCAACTGCGAAAGGTCAATCACTGCCATTCTCTGCTCCTGTTGATACGGAAAGGGACACAGGCACACCGTTATTCCGCCGCCCGGTCAGCTCCACCACCATAGAACCGTCAAAGTTGCTGTTGATGGTGATGGAATCCAGCGTCAGCCGTGGCTCCCAGCGACTCAGCGCCACATACACTGCCGACATGACCTGCAGGCGTAATGCCGGATTTTGTGGCTGATCTATTAAAACCGACAGGAGGGAACCATATTCCCGGCGGGCAATGCGGCTACCCTGCGGTGTCAGCAGAATGTCCCGCACCGACTGGCGCAGATGATCAATATCAGTAATGACTTTGCCGCTGGTATTGTTCATCCCGCTATAAAGCGTCATACCGGGCCTCCGGTTGTATCACCGCCCTTCAGGACGCCAGTATGCTGATGCGCATCAACCACAATCCCGTTAGAGCTCATCGCTCCGCCGCCCTGGGTAACGCCACCATTGATCACCACTTCGCTGTTAATACGCGTGCGGTCAGCCTCCAGCACAAACTCACTGGTTTTCAGGGTGATATTGTCAGCGGCCTCAATGACCATTGATTTGATGCCCCTGACATACCAGCGCCCGGTGGCGGGTTCGTATTCAAACCAGCCGCCGTCCGGGTATTCCGTCACGTTGCCGTCCTCAGAGCCTGAAGGTGGCGGAAACTGGTTTGAGTAGACCGCAGGCAGGGCAAACGCGGTTTCCAGATTGCCGCCAAGGCTGAACAGCACAACCTGCTCACCCACAGACGGTTTCCACCAGGTGCGCGATTTGCCCGCGCGCAGTGTCAGCCAGTTAATCCAGTTGGTTTCGAGGTCGCCAGTTTTCACCCGACACAGCCAATTTGCCCTGTCCACTTCGGTGACTACACCTATGCGGATCAGGTTGGTGATAAGGCGCATGATTTCGGTTAATTGTGCGTTCATAGGGAAAGGTTGCCATCAGGGGAAGAAAGGCGGCAGTGCTGCAACTTGTATCAGTGCTGATACAAAGATCACCCCGCCAGCCATTGCAGAATCATGTCGCGGGTCATTGCCTCAACATCATCATTTACACCCAGCAGGCGGCGCTCTGCGTAACGGACCTCCGGTCCTTTGCGACTGACGCGATCACGCAGGCCGTAATGGTGAACACGGGCAATACGCTGTACCTTGCCTTCAAACTGCACGCTGGCAGAGTCGGCGCTGGCGGCAGTTTTCAGGTATTTTGTGGTGCGCAGCTTTGCAAACATCTGACGTTTGATACGGCCTTTTTTACTGCGTGCTGTTACCCGTCGCGGTTCATAGCTGCTGCCGTCAGGGTTGCGCTGCATCCTGATATTCTGCTGCTGTGTCCGGCGCAGTTCCTGCGCCAGCTGGCGCATCATGCGGCTTCTTGCGGCTGGCTCCAGATTCGCCAGCAAGGCACTAAGCCAGTCGTCCACCTTCTGCAGTTCAGCCACGTTTCACCGTCCACATTTCTTCAGGTTCATCGGGTTCTGCTACAGCTTCAACGCTCGACACACCGCCGTCAGTGCTGACCAGCACACGCTCCGTCAGTTGCAGGTTAAGGCTGATATCACAGACATCGTTGCGCAGAATATCCACCTCAAAGGTGAATAGCTTTTCCCGTAACGCCGGGTTATTGATGGCATCGGGCTGGTTATCCCGCAGCCACAGTAAAACCGGGGCCATCAGCAGATTCTGGTCGCCGCTGAAATCCTCTATCACCACGTTCAGGGTATAGCGGTACTCCCATGACATGGAGCTGGCCCCCGTGGCAACCAGCGAACCGTTATCCACAAACAGATGCAGTTTGTCCGGGTTATTGCGGACATAAGGCACCGCTTTATTGAGGGCGTGGCGCAGGGATTGTGGTTTGTTCACTGTTTCGCTCCTGACACGCAATAATCATGTCCACTTTGTCTGCACAGACCGCCCAGGCGGCCTCCGTTTCATCCAGCAACGCGTTCAGATCACCGTTAGTGCGCGGCGTTGCCTGATCCAGCCGACACGGCGTCACTCGCGGACAACCACTGACGGTAAGCTGCACCTCCGGTGAATGCCGGACGTTTCCGCAGCCGGATAATGTCAGCAGGCAAAGGAGTATCAGCCCAGCGGCGTAAATCCTCGTTCTCACGTTTCAGTTCCCCGATCCGGTGTTGTCGTTGTCTCAGCAGCGCGCTGGTCTGTTCTGCTTCGGCATAGAGCCGCGCCTGCTCCCGGTTATTGGTTTCAGTCAGAATGGACAGGCTGATAAGCTGGCTGTTGCTCTTTGCCAGTGCCTGGCTTTTGCTCTGCAGCTCGTCTGCCTGCGTGCTGATGGTCTGGCTGGCATCAGCCAGCCGCCACGTCTGCCAGCCCAGCGCCGCCAGTAATAACGCCAGCACAACCAGCAGCAACCGGTTCATGCTGATACCTGTTGCGCAATCTGATTACGGGTCATCCAGAAGGCAATAACGGTCAGCAGATAAAAGACCAGGGTAATAGCCCACCCCGTCCAGGCGAGACTGACGACAATCAGCAATCGCATCACCCAGCTGATAAATACGTTTTCTTTTCGGGTAATTGTCTTCAGCAAAGATGCCCTCAACTCCTGCCAGAGCGGGCCATTCTTAATTAACGCAGCCAGTGCTACCGGAATTACCGCCCATGTCAGCAGACAGGCTACCCAGACACCGGACGCTGCCAGTACCGGAAAAATCCCCTGCGGATACACCATTGCTTCGATTAACAGCCCCATCCATAACATCAGAAACAGCCCGCTAATTACTTTCTTTTTCATCTCAGTTTGCTCCCTGTAAACACCAGGCCATCTCCCGCGCACGGCGGTTATCCAGCCCCTGATTAAACACACCTTTCACATAAACCCAGCGCGGCAACTGTCGGCACGCATCCGCCCAGCGCCGCTGATTGAGCAATTTCACCAGCGTGGAGCTGCAGGCATTGCCTGTCCCCACGTTGAAGGCAAACGACACCACCGAGTCATACACCTTTTGTGGCGGCTGTTGCTTCACACATCTTTCCAGCGCCCGCTCCACACGCAGCACGTTGGAGATAAGCCCTTCTGCTGCCTGTCGTTCCGTAATGGTTTTGCCGGGAATGACGCCCGACGTATTACCAATGCCGTCAGTCCATACACCCGCGCTGCACTGATACGGCTGCAGACGACAGCCTTCGTAATCGGCAATCAGTTTCAGTCCCTCCACGGAGGTGTGAAGCTGCTGAAAACCCGGCAGCGTGGCAGCAATAGCCAGCACGGTCCCGACAAGGCAGCGTTTAACGATTGATGGATTCATAGTCCTCCCGCGTGATCTGCCCGTCGCGCAGAAGCTGGTAGGCTTTGTGTTTGTAGTACCAGTTGATAGCCAGCATCAGCACACCGATCATCAGGCCGCCCAGCGTTGAGGCATCCTTGATGGACAAATCGCCCAGCCAGGCCAGCACGACGGCGATGCAATACGTGATAAAGGCGCTGACTCGCTCAAGCGTCATAATTCAGTCCCATAGCTGGACGGTCTGCACGGTGGTGGTTGTCGGAATGTCCGGCAGCTCCACCTGCAGCCCGTGAGGTAAAAAGGGGCCATATTCGGCAAGCCCCGGATTTGCCTTCAGTACCTGCTCCGTGACACCCTGCGTGCGCCCGTAATGACGCCAGCAAAGCGCGTCCACCGTGTCATACTGATGCGCACGCACTTTCATCAGATAAGCTCCACTGTGCAGTGCGGCGCGTCCTGTACCCGGCTGATGGCCCAGCGGGCGTCACGCCATAAATCACCGCTGGCTTCCGCCAGTTCCTCGCCCCGCTTCACACCGGATGCCGTGGCGTCATAGTCTTGGTATCGTTCGTTGAGCATGGCGCGTGCCCAGCAGTAAACCGCGTTGAAATAGTGCTGAATGCGCTCACTTTTGCCGTCCAGCTGTTCCGCCGGAACCTCTGCCAGCGAGGCATACCCCAGCATCTGCTGGCGTCTGCGAAACTCATACAGCTCTGCGTTAACCTCCGAAATTGCCGACAGCGCAACCTGCTTTAAACGCGGCTGCGTCACCGTGCCGTCAGTGCGCATGACACTGCGAAACTCCGACAGGTCCACATCAGGCCAGAACGGCGTATTTCTGATGATTTCCGCCTGTTCCGGTGCCTGTTCTGGCGCAACAAACTTCATGCTGCTTTCTCCTGAAATAAAGGGCGGTGGACGGGGTTTTGATGTGGCAGTGCCTTTCGCCACCCCGTGCCGCCCGTGCGCGGGGGCACGTTCTGTCAGCGGCTGTCATTGCGCAGTCTGCGCTCCAGCTGCTGTTTGTCTTTTTTCACGCCACAGCGGGGATCGAGCTGTAACGCATGGTTGAGATGATTAAGGGCGGAAGCCGGATTAGTTTCACTCAGGACAGCGCCAATCGCTTTATGCAGACGCGCCCGTGACTGGTCCGGCATATCCAGACCGTCTGTCAGCTCCAGCGTCTGCAGCAACAGATCGGCATCAAAGCCGGTAACGGCAAGCATTGCGCTCTGCGCCGCGTCTGCCATTTCCTCTGCCAGCACGGTCTGCACGTTGCGGTTACCCAACGGCATCACCCAGCCATGACGCAGGGCGTGACGCCCGATCTCCAGCGCCCCGGCATAATCTCCGGCATCAATGCGCCACAGCATCACGTACATCAGCACGTCATCCTGTTGCGCGCCTCCGCTAGCCAGGACACCCTCTGCCCAGGCGGCGTATTTCGGCAGCAGTTCCACCTTGATTTCCGCTTTTTTGACCGTGGACTGAACGCCCTTGAGACGGCGGCGGTCTTCCGCCAGTTGCAGCAGCATCAGGTCATAGCCCAACGCGTGGCGAACGCTGCCGCCCTCACGGGCGGCCTGTTCAGCCTGAACGCGCAGGCGATGCTGCCGTGCGGGACTCAGGCTCATGAATTACGCTCCGGTTTCTGCTGCGGCGGCGCTGAAGTCACCAATCTGGATATTTTCCACCAGTGCAGCGCAGCGATAGTCCTCAACCACATAGGCTTCGTTAACGGATTCAAAATTTTCAATCCGGTCACGTTTCGGGTTGTCGATAACTGAACGGCGGCGGGTGTCTTCCTGCCAGTAGATGGACAGGTTATCCAGACGGGTGATCAGCAGCGCATTCGGCGGGAAGAACGGCGCACGCACCGCCTGCAGGCCACCCATGCGTTTCTGACTGATGATCATATCGGCAGCCAGTTTTTCACTGTTTTCCTGCTCTTTGTTGACCAGCGGGAAATACTTGTCAGACAGCAGTTCACGCCCGCAAATCACCACCAGATCGTCATCGTCCTGGTAGACAACGTCGATAAGCTCATTGACGGCATCCATCACCACGGCGTCCAGGTTGGCATATTCGCCACCTTTACCGACTTTCACCGCACCCGGTGTGGTTTCACCGCCCGTGGTGCTGCTGCCCATGACGTGATCCGGTGCATCCTCACGGATTTTCTGTAACCAGCCTTTGTTCACATCCTGCAGCAGCGGGTTTTCGCTACGGTTGGAGGTTTTCGCACGCTTCACGCCGTTAAAGCCGATCATGATGCGGTCCAGTGCCTGACGTTTCACGATGGCGTCACGGATACGCACCTGGAAATCCTGAAACTTCGCCCACAGGTCCAGCTTCGCGTAGGTCAGTACCGTGTCAAAGTTGGTCTGCTCGCATTTGTATTCCACATCGACCATCAGCGTAGGATCGACAGGTTCACGCTCTTTCGCGGTGGTGTCAGTGGTTCCGGCAATGGTGCTACCAACACCCAACCCCAGCAACTGACCGGACTGCTCAGTCACTGGCGTGACGTTAATCAGCGTCAGGAAAGCGGCGGACTGCTGGATCTGGTCTTCCAGCGTCTGCTGTACAGACGGCTCCACGGTGAACTTGCTGGACAGTTCTTCAACTGCCACACCGTTCAGACGCGCCAGCTGCTGCAGGTAAGCGTTAAAAGCAAAGCGGGTATTCTTCTTCATCAGGTTTTGTGCTCCATCAGCAATTGGTCAGAGTGTCAGCGGGGGCGTTACCGCCTGTTGCACGCTGGCGGTAGTCCTGGCGGCTGTCTTCATGACTCAGCTTATTCACCAGTTCGTTAAAGGCGGTTTGCTGCTCCTGCAGAGCAGTCTCCAGTTCAGACAGGCGTTCTTCCTGCTCAGACAGGGATTTTTCGGTGCGTGCGCTCAGGTTCTGCTGCTCAGTGGCGACCAGCTCCACGGCCTTATGCACATCAGAGAACCGGGCGTCATCGGACTGCTCTTTTTTGGTAAACAGCGCCGTGACACGGGCAAACAGGGACGGTTTGTCATCCTGGATTTCTTCCAGTTCGATCACCGTTTCCTCTGCGGCGGTAAAGAGATTGGCGGGATTCTGCTTGCGGTTTGCCAGCGGGTTATGGGCTGCACTGGCGCTGAATGTCAGCATTTCAGTGCCCAGACTGGCAGGGTCATCAGTGGCAGCCAGGCCGACCAGGTAGGCTTTGCCCGTATCAGCGAACTTCGGGCTGACTTCCATAGAGGTGAATAATTTCTGGCCTTTTTTCACCAGTTCCACCAGGGACTCCGTTGGCTCAACGTCGGCATACAGCGCCATCTTGCCTGCCAGCGGACCTTCCGTGATTTCTTCAGCAAACAGCGCCGTCACCTTGCCGTAGCGGTTAAAGGTGCTGTCCGGCAGATAAGACTTGATGTGCTCAAGGTTAATCAGCGCGGTATACACCGCCGGGTTGTAGCTGGCTGCCATCTGTTCCAGCCATTCACGCTGGATTTCGCGTCCGTCGGTGGTGGCACCTTCCACCCCGATGCGAAAACGCTTTGCTTTCACTGTCATGAGCCGTGCTCCGTTAGAAAAAACTTACTGGAGCCTTATGGTTGCGGTGATGGGGGCAGTGAAACAATGCGCGGTATTTGTACCGACAACCACACAAACCGCAGGCGGGGAAAGCCTTCATTCAAGGCTGTAGGTTTGTGCCATGAACACCACACTGACACCCGCAGATCTCGATCCCCGTCGGCAGGCCATGCTGCTGTACTTTCAGGGATACCGCGTAGCCCGCATTGCTGAAATGCTGGGCGAGAAAGTTGCAACCGTTCACAGCTGGAAAAAACGCGACAAGTGGGGTGACTATGGGCCGCTGGATCAGATGCAGCTCACCACCGCCGCACGCTACTGCCAGCTCATCATGAAGGAGCACAAAGAAGGGAAAGATTTCAAAGAGATTGACCTGCTGGCGCGCCAGTCTGAGCGCCACGCGCGGATCGGCAAGTTTAACAATGGCGGCAACGAAGCCGACTTAAACCCTAACGTCGCCAACCGCAATAAAGGCCCACGCCGTCAGCCGGAAAAGAATGTTTTCACCGATGAGCAGATTGAGAAGCTGGAAGAAATCTTCCATTCCTCCATGTTCAACTACCAGCGCCACTGGTGGGAAGCCGGAAAAACCAACCGCATCCGCAACCTGCTGAAGTCTCGCCAGATCGGCGCGACCTTCTATTTTGCCCGTGAAGCCCTGATTGACGCCCTGCTTACCGGACGTAACCAGATTTTCCTTTCTGCCAGTAAGGCTCAGGCCCACGTCTTTAAACAATACATCATCGACTTCGCCAAAGAAGTCGAGGTGGAGCTAAAAGGCGATCCGATGGTGCTTCCTAACGGAGCCACTCTTTACTTCCTCGGCACCAATGCCCGCACGGCCCAGAGTTATCACGGCAACCTGTATCTGGATGAATATTTCTGGATACCGAAATTCCAGGAGCTGCGCAAAGTGGCTTCCGGGATGGCTATTCACAAGAAATGGCGACAAACCTATTTTTCCACGCCATCCAGCCTGACACACAGTGCTTATCCGTTCTGGTCCGGTGCTCTGTTTAACCGTGGGCGCAACAAAGCCGATAAGGTGGACATCGACCTGTCCCACAACAATCTGGCCCCCGGCCTGCTGTGCGCAGACGGGCAATACCGCCAGATAGTCACCGTGGAAGATGCGGTGCGCGGCGGCTGTAACCTGTTCGACCTCGACCAGCTGCGCATGGAGTACAGCCCGGACGAATACCAGAACCTGCTGATGTGCGAGTTCGTGGACGATCTCGCGTCCGTGTTCCCGCTCAGCGAACTGCAGGCGTGCATGGTGGACAGCTGGGAAGTCTGGACCGACTTTCATGCACTGGCCCTGCGCCCGTTTGGCTGGCACGAAGTGTGGATCGGTTATGACCCGGCAAAAGGTACGCAGAACGGCGACAGTGCCGGATGCGTGGTGGTGGCTCCGCCAGCCGTGCCGGGTGGTAAGTTCCGCATTCTTGAGCGTCACCAGTGGCGCGGGATGGACTTCCGCGCCCAGGCTGACGCCATCAAAAAACTGACCGAACAGTATAACGTGACCTATATCGGTATCGACTCGACCGGCGTCGGTCACGGGGTTTACGAGAACGTGAAAGCGTTTTTTCCTGCCGTCAGGGAGTTTGTCTATAACCCCAACGTTAAAAACGCCCTGGTACTCAAGGCCTACGACATTATCAGCCACCGCCGTCTGGAGTTTGACGCCGGGCACACCGACATTGCGCAGTCATTTATGGCAATCCGTCGCGCTACCACTGCCAGTGGCAACCGCCCGACCTATGAAGCCAGCCGCAGCGAAGAAGCCAGCCATGCCGATCTGGCCTGGGCAACAATGCACGCACTGTTTAACGAACCGCTGCAGGGCGAGTCCGCCAATACCAGCAATATTGTGGAGATTTTTTGATGGGAAAGAGTAAGAAGAACCGCGCTGCGTCGACGAAACAGAGCCAGCATAAAAGCCAGACTTCAGCCGAAGCATTCAGCTTCGGTGATCCCGTTCCTGTTCTGGACCGCCGCGAACTGCTGGACTATGTGGAATGCGTACAGATGGATCGTTGGTATGAGCCGCCTGTGAGTTTCGACGGACTGGCGCGAACCTTCCGCGCCGCCGTGCATCACAGCTCACCGATTGCAGTGAAGTGCAACATTCTGACCAGCACCTACATCCCTCACCCGCTGCTCAGCCAGCAGGCTTTTTCGCGTTTTGTACAGGACTATCTGGTTTTTGGTAACGCCTACCTGGAGAAACGCACGAACCGCTTCGGTGAAGTTATCGCCCTTGAGCCTGCACTGGCAAAATACACCCGACGCGGGTTAGACCTGGATACCTACTGGTTTGTGCAATACGGCATGACTACGCAGCCGTATCAGTTCACGAAAGGCAACATTTTTCATCTGATGGAACCGGACATCAACCAGGAGATCTACGGCCTGCCCGGTTATCTTTCTGCCATTCCGTCAGCTCTGCTCAACGAGTCCGCCACGCTGTTCCGCCGCAAGTATTACATTAACGGCAGTCATGCAGGCTTCATCATGTACATGACCGATGCAGCGCAGAACCAGGAGGATGTGAACAACCTCCGCAATGCGATGAAAAGCGCCAAAGGCCCTGGCAACTTCCGCAATCTGTTTATGTACTCGCCTAACGGCAAAAAGGACGGACTTCAGATTATCCCGTTGTCAGAGGTCGCAGCGAAGGATGAGTTTTTGAATATCAAGAACGTGAGTCGGGATGACATGATGGCAGCACATCGTGTGCCGCCGCAAATGATGGGGATTATGCCAAATAATGTCGGGGGGTTTGGGGATGTGGAAAAAGCGAGTTTAGTGTTTGTGAGGAACGAATTAATACCCTTACAGAAAAGGATGCAGGAATTAAATAAATGGCTTGAAGATAATATATTACAATTCAAACCATATAAATTTTAACGAAAAATCAGCCTTAGCGTTCATAACGTTAGGGCTGTTCATTAGCTATTTAACATTAATTTATAATGTTCCTTTATATCTTTTATAGCATCAAAAATACAACAAAATGCCTTAAAATCTATTTTCCGCTTTTTATCTCTAACAACCCTCATGGAAAAAATATGCTTCCCATATTCCGTTTTTGAGTCTCCATCATTATTTTTGTTGAATTTCTTACCATCAATCTTGATATCTAAAATATCTTTAGGGAAAAGATCCTCCATTGAAGTTTGTTCGCCGGAAGGACTCAATGGTGTGAGAACTATATATAAATTATAGAAAACATGAATATATTTCATCTTTCTCATTTCAGTTACATCGTCTGGGCAGCTTTTAACTTTATTGCGCAGAAAATTAAGTAAATCGCTTGGACCTGTATCATTATCAAGAACCATAATCACTGGCTGTTTTGGAACAGAACCATAATAAGAAGCATAATTATTTTTATAACGCTCTACAAATTTTTTCAGATCTGCAGTTCCCCCAGAAAGATCTAAAAAATATTTGGTCTTTTCATTAGATTTAAATATATTAAGATTTATTTCTTTCTTTTTACTATCTGTTTTTTCTCTAAACAACTCAGGATATGATGTCTCCAAAGAATGCAAAGCAGCCTTCAAATATATCCGATCAGTCTTCCCTTCTGTAATTATCGTAGGACAGGTGTTGCCATGAAAAAATTTATAGTAAATAAATTTACTATATGCTTTTTCTCGCGCATTCAACTTTAATTTAAAACCATGCAAAGTCGCATTAGTCAATACATATCTATCAGGTTGCTTGTTCAGTTTTTTCTTTATATTGTTAAACTTATCAACTTGATCAATAAAACCAAACATCCCCTCAAGTTTATCCAGACCTCCTGAAACTAAAACACCATTTTCATCTGGCACTTTATATTCACCTGTACGATACAAAGCATGTGCCAACGCCCGAGTTTTTTTATAATAACATCTATCAATATTAACGATTCTGTTAACTGTAAGTCCCGTTACTTCTTGCCTTGATGTCTTATACGTAAGCCTAGTCTTTGAATCATTTATTTCGAATCCAGAGTTTTCTATTTCTTTTACCAAAACTTTTCCCAAAACAACCCCTTCAGGTTGCACAGTAGCCATTTCTAACGGAAATGTATTTTTATTTGTAGAAATTGTTATATCATCAGCATATCTGCTATAAGTACATCCATATTTTTTAGCCAGTTTAGCTAATCTCATATCCATAATATTGCAAATTAGATTTGAGATAATAGGAGAACATGGACTTCCCTGGGGGAGGGTTCCATTATAGCATGCAGCTTTTGCAAGTGTCGTTGCCACCACAGGATTTAATAAAAAATCCTGATTGGAAAGAAAATATCCTCTAACTCGTCCGAAATTAAAGCTTTCAAAAAAATCCTTAAGATCTATATTTAATATTATTTGTTTGCCTCTATGCTTATAAGCATTTAGGATTATTGATTTTCCCCTCTCAAAACCAAAGGAATAGTTGTTACTAATTTTCCTTATAGCAAAGATCTCATCTCTACAATCAGAAAGTAAGTCACATATTCTTCGTTGGATGTCCTTCAACCGGTCTGTAGGTGCAGAAATAGTCCTTACCCCTTTTCCTTTCTTCGGTATTGTAAATTGAGTGTATTGATTATCCGAGCCGATTCTATATAGAACGTTAGTTAAAAATACCAACTTAACATCTAAAATTTTAGCCAAGTCTTCACGTGAAGTAGCAGCCCTAAGTGCGTCAAGTTTAGATGTTTTTGTCATTTCTTCTTCATCCCAGAGGAAAAAAAGGCCAAGGAGAAACGCATGCAGGCACTCCTTCGCACAGCACACCTGCCGTATAGCTCTGAATCAAGGATTTTAGGGAGGCGATTCCTCCTGCCATTAAGGCCACTGGTTGCGATTCACAACCAACAAATCTGCCTACATGCGTGTTTATGAACATATCACTTCAACTTTCTGTTTTCCAGAAGTATTTTGCCTATTTTACGTGATAGCGCGCCCTCGTATCCCCGCCACGCCTGCCCACTTTATGCAGTGGTTTTCATGCAGCTGCATGACATGAGCAAAAGCCCGCCATTTCTGGCTGGTCTAAGCATAGACGATCCTCGATCGATCATGCGATTTCATGCAGCATAGTCATGCACTGCCATGGGAAGTTAACGTATCTGAATAATCGCTTGAAAAACGAACATATGGGCTTGCAAAGATGAAAGCTCGCTTGAGCGAAAAGTGGAAAATCAACATGTTACAAAGCTTGAAAATTACTTTTGTTCTTGAAAAATCAGCCCAACCATTACTATAGTATTATCTAAATTGGTTAATGTGCCCTGAAATCACCGGAAAATTCAGCTATAACGGCGTATAGATATTAATTAACTGAAATACTAAAAAATTATATTTAAACGGAGTTAGTATGTTGGACGCACGAAAAAATATTAATCTAATCAAAGATATTGACGAAATTTCAGAGAAGGGAATTCAAGCATTTGGGTTATTATATGATGAATCCGGGCACTCAAATCTTCACGATCCTCTACTGAGGTGGTGTGATTTTCTTTTACGCTACATTGTTCCACAAAAACGAATAATTTTAAAATCAGATCGATTTCCTGAAAATATTCACGATGGCGCAAGGGTTGGATTGCAGAGAATCGAGATGTTGTTTACTACTGGTGGTGATGTAAATCCTTATCAGAGTAAAACATTAACATTATTCAATGACACAAGCGGTAAAAAGGCGACGAAAAGAACGGATAACCTATGGGCTGATTGGGGGATTCATCACCTCCATCTGCCATTAAATCCAGTAAGTTCAAGTAAAAAATACTCAGATCGTGCTGAGTGGGTATTATTCCTGAAGGTGTACTCAAACGCTGTGCTTTTTATTGATATAAAACATCATGATAAAAACATAGAACCAAATCTTTTTTCTCAAAGAGATTTGGTAGAAACATTCATACGCAACTGGCCAGAAGCAGCAGAAATATTTGAAATGAAAGGTATTTCAGGCTTAGCTTGTATTCATCCAACTACAGATTCAGATATTGCAAACTTAAGAAAAAATGGAATAAATCTGCCCGTAGTGATGGATGGAAAAGCATATGCCCCATTAGGAATGGGAATAACAACAGCGCGTACCGCTGTGAGCGTATCAACTTATCGAAATAAAATATATCATTGTGCTAAGCACATAGAGAAAATATTTATGGATGAAGATAGTCCATACATAAAAGAAATAAAATCTCTAGGTGTAAACAATCCTGAATTCAAGATGCATATGTTTGATGATGGTGGGTTAGGTATTGTTGAGATAAATACTAGAAAAGGCTGGAAATTCCTTAGAAAAAATGCTGATGCGTCTCATGATGTTTTCAGTTTTTTAAATAACGCACTGATGCCAGAGTGGGCTAGTCCTGTTGTATTACAGTTCTGGGAAAAAACTCATTGTAAAATGGAGGGAATTGAAAATTAATACTGAAATTTGTATGGCTCACATCTCCCCCCCGAGGTAAATAGTTATTACGCAGTTCTGTTATTGGTATAAAGTGGGTGATAACTTATCAAAATGGCCTCCCACCTAACGCCTCGTTTCACTCGTTGCTCAAACTAGCCCCCATCAGAATGAACCCTACTGGGGGCAACGTTTCTTAATGCAGCCAGCTATCGTCTTCCCACACCTTCTGCATAATTTTCATCACTTGCTTCCTTTCTTTCGTCCAGTTGCAGTCCGGTCAGTTCCACACCGTTAGAGCTACCTTTGCGGATACGAATTACCGTTTTTGGATACAGGGGGCGCAAATTGCGGTAAAGCTCGGATTCAAGGGCGTCCAGGATAGACTGGCTAATCTTCTGCTCTTTATCGATCATTATTTCAATGCGCATAAAAGTCACCTCAACTGATGACATCCATTGAGCGGTTGTATTCGTGGGTTCTGATTTTTGCCATGAGTTCATCAGTCAATTCAGAAACCCACTGCAAAGCCAGCCCCTTCTCTTCATCACTACACTCACTAGCCGCTACAAGCTTAAGAAAAAAAATCAATGCGCTGGAGCTTCAAAGACTCCAAAAAATAGTCCTGCATTTTTCCTCCTATGACACCACAAGCAATACTGTATGCATATCCACTGTTTATATTTACAGTATATAATAATCTTACTGATGTAAAACGTTTTTTTACGTTCATCAGCCTGATATGCCTGGTATTATTAAGAGCACGAATTGTTAACCCGCGTAATTAATACAGGTTCCGCCACTTATCATCTTCCTGCAAACGCTGGTTCCGATAGAAGATACGCAGGCCTGTTCCTGACGGAATACTGCCACCGCGAAGGAGTAAATCGACCTCTTTCTCGCTGCCATCAAATCCTCTGGACTTCAGTTCATAGACGAGCTGCTGTCGCTGATGATCTGTAATTCGCTGTTTGTAGTCTTTACGCCGTTTCGGCTTAACCAGGCGTAACCTTGCTGCCAGTTCCCGGAGCTCTTTTTTGCTCATACTGTGCAGGTAATCGTGCAACTCCTTGTCATCCATGCGGGTAATGTCTGTTCTGGTGTCCCCATCAGCTGATTTATCTTTCTCCTGTTGGTACAAATTTTCAGCAAGGGGACAGTTATTGCCACGAGTCCAAGGGGCACAAGCGCCCTGGTCGGCTGCCGCCTCCTGAACGTCAACGGCCTTACGAACCATTTTCCACTTCACTGCATGAGTGCAGATCTTGCCCTCTGCAATGGGTGACCAGATGCCATAAATACGAATACCGTGATCGCCATAGGCGGTCGGCTCTTCGTTAATTTCATAAGCGGTTCTGATGAGGTGATATTTACGGGGAACCAGTACACCTCCCTGCTTCATGATATAGGTGGCAAAACAACCAGCATCAGCAGCAGCCAGAATGGCATCAAGGCGCGGGTTATCCAGTACCGGCACACCTGCTTTTTTGTCACCCTGCTGCCTTGCCGCCTGACCAGCCAGCAATCGCAGTTCACGGTAAGCCTGACGCCCCGGAATACCAAAGAAGCGGAATTGCTGAACACGATGCAAAGACGCCCAGGCATTCACGTATTCAGCGTTATCACGAAGAGATTTACCCGTTTCCTTGCTGATCTCGCCAGCCAGACCACGCCCGTCAATGTTCTTACTGATGTATTTCGCTATGTAGCTTGTCGGCGTTCCTTTGCGCGGGTTAATCAGCTCAGACTTAAAGCGCGGCCCCGTGTTATTGCCCAGCTCCTCGCGGTCTTCACGGATAGCAAACTTACGCAACAATGCAGTAATGGCGCGGCGGTCTTTTTTGCGCATGAAACACAACAGGTGCCAGTGAACTGTGCCGTCGTGATGCGGCTCAGCCACCCGCACGCCATACCAGCGCAACCCGGCTTTGTGCATCGCCTTACGAAATGCAGCAAACATACCGACCAGATAATCGCTGCTTTGTCTTACCGTCGCGTTTTTCCAGGTCGGGTTGGGTCTGCCGTTATTGAGCGTGGAATGGAAACGTGACGGACAGGTAATGGTGTAGAAAACGGCGCAGTCACCGCGCATTTCCGCGATAAGCTCCAGACCTTTAACACAGGCCATCATCTCATTGCGGCGATGCGCCGGGTTGCTGCAGCTGGCGTTTACCACATCTTCCATATCCAGCGCGTCTCCGTCTTCGTTCACCAGTTCATGAGAACGGAAAAACTCCAGCGACTTACGGCGCTGCTCACGTTTATGCATCACAGCTTCATAGCTGACATAGGGAGATGCTTTTTTGCTGACCAGGCAGACAGCACGCAACTGCTCTTCCCGCCATTCGCAACGCATCTTCCACAATTTCCGATACCACCAGTCGGCGCACAGCATACGCGCCAGCGAGCCCGGAATGAGTTCATAGGGCACTGGTTTACGGCGGTTTCTTTTCCGACGGAGTTGCTCAAACGCAGGCGGGATGACATCCAAACGTAGGGTTTCCGCTGCCACCTTTTCCCATGTCTTGCGGATTTCTTCTGGCTTAACATCATCGGTGGCGTACAAATCACCACAAGCGGCATCAAGACACATGCTCATATGCGCAGCGACAAGGGTAGACAGGCGTTTCACCTGATCCTGACTCATTTCAGGCAGGATCAGCAGGCCGTCCAGCCCTTCATGGCTTGCCATAAAGCGAAAAGAAGTGGATAGCTGACTGTCGCGTACATGCTCCAGTCGTTCCAGACATGGCTTAATCGTCTCACGCAAATAGCGGGAATAAGCCTTTGGCCTGCCCAAGCTGCTGAAGTATTCAATACGTTGCATCAGCGGCTTGCTGATATGGGAAGGCTGGGCGTTGACGTCAGCCAGAATGACCATGTCTGGATTAAAACGCTGCTGCTCATGCGCCAGCTTTGCCCGGCTAATGAGCTTATCCTGCTCCATTTCGCGCTGGACAGGATCACGGGATTCATTAAAGAAATAACGCTCCCAGACCTGCTCACTCAGTGCCTCGCGGCGCAGTTGTTCCTGCTCGTTATCGGCAACATACAGAGTGATCAGGTTTGAAAGTGCAGACTCCGGCGCAACTTCCGCCGGGTCCAGATAAGGGTTAATGGCCTTTTTCGGGCCGTTCCATGAAAATGATGCAGCGGCCTCGTTAAAGCCGCTAGAGTTGCTCATATCGTCATGACTCATACACGCACCTCGTACACAGCAGAACTATCTACGCCACGCGAAGGATCAAATCCCACCCAGCAGCGCGCCCCGGAAACAGCAATGATTTCTGTTGCAGATTTACTATCACCAGCTGCCACACTGATGCTGCGTTTTGCCTTGATGTAGTGGTGAGTAAAATTGCGATACAGCGAACGGATCAGGGATGTGTCACTGTTAGAAACAATGACGGGATGTCCTTCTGATGACCGATGTTCAAGAACGGATGCCAGGTGATACTGGTCATCTTCAGTGAAGCCGTCAGTGTGATAACCGGAAAACGTACCGTCATAAGGCGGATCGCAATACACCACATCCCCCACCTGCAGCATCGCCAGCGTTTCATCAAAGCTGGCGCAGATAAACGTTGATCGCTGGGCTTTCTCTGCAAATGCGCGAATTTCTTTTTCAGGGAAATACGGATTTTTATAATTACCGTAGGGAATGTTGAAATACCCGCTCTTGTTATAGCGACATAACCCACGGTAACCGTGACGATTGAGATACAGGAAATATACCGCTTTCATGAAATCAGTAATTTCAGTTGAGTAATTAAACTCCTGCCTTATGTTGTAATAAGCCAGCTCACTGTTTGCTTCCTCAAATAAAGCTCTGGCACGAGATATAAACGCCTCGCAATCAGCAGCAACCTTTTTATAGAGGTTGATTAAATCAGGATTAATATCCGCAACAAGATAGCTGGGGTAATCCGTCTCTATCATCACAGCACAAGAACCCGCGAAAGGTTCAACCAGTCGCGGGCCAGCAGGAAGGTATTTTTTCAGTTCGGACATAATGGCGGTTTTATTACCCGCCCATTTCAGAATGGTGCTCATACAGCACCTCCGTTGTAATGTTTGCCTTTCAGCTCTGCAATTTCCTGGCAGGTAATGCAAAGCTGCACACCCGGAATGGCACGGCGGCGTGCTGGCGGAATTGGCGCTTCACACTCAATGCAAAGCACGCGAGACACGCCCGGTGTTTTGGCACGGGCAGCACGGATATGGCGCTGGCGTTCTTCTTCAACGCGCTGCTGTACGAGATCCATTGCATCAGCCATTAGTGGATCTCCTGCGCTTCGTTCTGGATTGCTTCAGCAGCCACACGCAGCAGTTCTGCCGCTTCCACGTGGTTTAGCTGACGGGATGAGATATGACACGCCAGGCTATCAAGGCGAGCTGCCATTGCTTCAGCCCTTGCCCGGCGTTCTTCCAGACGAGCCTCTGTCAGTAAAATATTAAGCCCTGCATCATCCGGTCCGGTTTTAGTCGTGAGGATTTCAATATTACGCATAATCAATTCTCCTGAATTTAGATAAAGGGATGCCCGGCGGGTTTACGCCATTAATTTCATTAGTTGGTTAATTCGGCATGGTTAGCCGTCTGGGAAATAAGCTCACCACTGCACGAAAATGATTCATTGCTTTAATCAACTCCCGCTTTTCGTCAGTGGTCAGCTCATTGATGCTGATGCTATGACGTTCAGCCGGAATTTTTGCCATAAAGAATATGGCTGCCAGTGCTCGTTTATTTTGTTCGTTATTGATATCCCGTGGATCACGCATATCTTTAATAAACCGCTCAAGCTCTGACTCAATATTCAGGCCAAAAACTTTCGCCCTTAATTCCGCTATGTGATTAAGTCCATTCAGGCGTTCACCGGGGCTTAATGGAACAGTAGCCGCAGCGCCTTCAATAGCCATTTGTTCCCCCGTTTTTTCGTAGATAGTTCTGCCAGCAATTCATCTTGTGAACGGCACGGATGCCAGCGTTTACCATCCTCACCCATGATCCAGCCGTGACCGTAGTGCATTGCCGGGCTTTGTTTTACCAGCAGCGATGCAAATGATGGTTCTTTCGTCAGCATAAGCACCTCACAGCAAACCGAATGAAGCACCGAGGCCAGTCACGGTATCAACTGCACTCGCCATCGCAGGATTAGCCTGTAAACGGGCCTGCAATGAAACAGCAGCCAGCGCCATCAGTCGTGTTACAGAGTTAATGCTGCTGATAGCATCACGACGACCGGCACTAGTTTTTACATCACCAGATACCGCACCTGCTGCAACACGTCCGATCTCTGCAGTTGCGCTCATGACGTAATGCGGCAGTTTCTCTTTTGCAACCTCATTAATCGGTACGCATGGCAGGCAGTGAATCTGAGCCAGAAAACCATCTACCAGCGTTGAATCTTCAGTCAGATCGGTAAGCAGCCAGATTTCTGGTGCGGTTAATAAATGAGGTTGAGCTGGGTTCAGCTTGTTCCGCAGAATCTGCACATTCATGCCAGCACGTTCTGCCAGTTGCACCAGGTTGTGGCGCAATGCGAATGCACGACAGGCTTCATCAAAATGTGGATGTTTGGAAACTTGGTAATCAAACATGGTCAATGCCTCTGATGTATTTCAGAATCGAACTAATTAAGGTTTAGATTGCATTCTGAAAGCGCATCAACGGTCATTGCTGCTATGTTGATCATCACTTTTTCGCGTTTTTTATCTTTGCGCAGACGGTGACGGATAAGGCGTCCATCAGCCAACATGTCATTGATGGTATCGATGGATAGCCCTGTCAGCTCGCTATAGCGTTCAATAGTCACATGAGGCGTGGTAAGAGTGATTGAAATGTTAGTTCTCATGATGCAACATTCCTCGTTTAATGATGATTAATCAGGACGAATACGGATCGTTTGTATTTTGTGAACACCATAAACATACGATCGCACGGTGAAATCGTCAAGATAAAAGTTCACTTGGAGTGACCATGAATTTGGAGAAAGGCGGACGAGGCGCTATAGAGCGCATGGTAGAAGCTTATGGATTCAAGACTCGACAGGCGTTGTGCGATCATTTAGGAATCTCTAAAAGTACACTCGCCACACGCTACATGCGTGACTCATTCCCAGCAGAATGGGTAATCCAGTGCGCCCTTGAAACAGGCGCCTCGCTTAATTGGCTCACAACCGGGCATGGTTCAAAGCAAACTTCAGGTAATACAAATACTATGGAAGTTGCTAAATATGTATTATCTGATGGGGCCTTGTGTGAAGACGGTTTTTATATTTTCGATAGAGAATTTCTACCGTCGGCATTCAAGAATCTTTTTGTAATCACAGATAATAATTCTGAATTTATTTGTGATAAGGAATTTGATGATATACGTGATGGTAAATGGGTAATAAGTATTGATGGCAAAATAACGATCCGTGACATTACTCGTTTACCCGGTGGAAGAATCTTCGTCGAGGGTGGAAACAGAGCCTTCGAATGCAAGATAGAAGACATTGAAATAATTGGTAAAATTATAAGTTTAACAGTCAAGTATGTTAAATAGTACCGGGAGGAAATTATGCTTGGTAAGGTATTTTTTGTGGTTTTGTCATGTTCTTTGTTATTAAACCCACTAGCTACCTATGCTAGAAATTATCCCTGCTCAGGGAAAAAGGGAGGTGTTTCTCACTGTACCTCTGATGGCAAATTCGTTTGCAATGATGGAACTATTAGTAAATCCAAAAAAATCTGTACTAAAAACTCACGATAACTTTTGCTTTTATATCTGCGCCTAAAATAAAAATGAGCCACAGGTTAACCGCAAAAGTTACATGCTCACATAGCAAAAAGAATAGCCTACTTCATTATGGCTTCAGTGAGATGTATGGTCGCAGGATTTCATACATTGACACTGGTTATACATACAGTAAAAATGCTCTCTATTGGAGGGCATTTTTTATGGCTGTACGAAAACTCACCACAGGAAAATGGCTTTGCGAATGTTACCCCGCCGGACGTAGTGGGCGTCGTGTGCGTAAACAATTCGCCACCAAAGGCGAAGCACTGGCTTTTGAGCGTCACACGATGGAAGAAACCGAAGCAAAGCCCTGGCTAGGTGAATCAGTGGATCGTCGAACACTGAAAGACGTGGTTGAGCTATGGTTCAAACTACATGGTAAATCACTGACTGCTGGGCAGCATGTCTATGACAAATTGCTGCTGATGGTTGACGCTCTGGGCAATCCCCTTGCAACTGATCTAACCTCTAAAATGTTTGCCCACTATCGAGATAAACGCCTGACAGGTGAGATCTACTTCAGCGAGAAATGGAAGAAAGGAGCAAGCCCGGTCACCATTAACCTGGAGCAAAGCTATCTAAGTAGTGTTTTTAGCGAACTATCCCGCCTGGGCGAATGGTCGTATCCGAACCCACTGGAGAACATGCGAAAATTCACCATCGCAGAAAAAGAGATGGCATGGCTTACCCATGAGCAGATTGTTGAACTGCTGGCTGATTGCAAACGTCAGGACCCAATTCTGGCACTGGTAGTCAAGATATGCCTAAGCACAGGCGCACGCTGGCGAGAAGCAATAAATCTTACCCGCTCGCAAGTGACCAAATACCGAATTACCTTTGTAAGAACGAAGGGGAAGAAAAACAGAAGCATCCCTATCAGTAAAGAGCTTTACGAAGAGATCATGGCGCTTGATGGGTTCAATTTCTTCACAGACTGCTATTTTCAATTTTTATCCGTGATGGAAAAAACGTCTATCGTGCTCCCTCGCGGTCAACTGACACACGTTCTGCGCCATACGTTTGCAGCACACTTCATGATGTCGGGTGGAAACATCCTGGCCTTACAAAAAATTCTCGGACACCACGATATAAAAATGACTATGCGTTATGCTCACTTGGCCCCAGATCATCTTGAAACGGCACTTAGATTTAATCCACTTGCTACAATGAATAATGCTTAGCATCAACCAAAAAAGCCGCCTTGCTCATAATGTGATGAAGTCACTTTTATATTTTATAAAGCTAAAATAGAATCAGGCCATCGATACGTAACAAATGAGTATAATTTATGCACACATTTGCACAAGCCCTCTCTTCCTTACCACAAGAGGAAAAACCATCATTACTGATGGGAAATGGTTTTTCACAAGCGTGGTCTCCACAAATATTTAATTATAGAAGTATTCTCGATAATGCCAACTTTGGCGATCATGACGATTTAATAAGAAAACTGTTTCAAGAGCTTAATACATTTGATTTTGAGTCAGTAATGGATAAACTTTCATCAGCAAATAGAATCATTAAACACTATGATCCTCATTGTGAAATGATAAACCTAATTAATGAACATCAAGAAGCCCTGAAAACGGCACTAATAAATGCAATTTCTAATTCTCATCCGACATATCCTCATCAAATATCAGATAGACAATTTTCTTTCGCAAGGTCTTTCTTATCTAATTTTGAAAGATTGTTCACACTTAACTATGATTTATTAATGTATTGGGCTAGAAATAAAAAAAACCTTGATCCTTTAACCTTTGATACAGATGATGGCTTTAGGAGTGGGAGAACATGGCAACGCTATAACACTGATCAAAATGTATTTTTCTTGCATGGTGCTCTACATTTGTATGAGCAAGGCTCGTCAATAAAGAAACATGCAAATGGCGATAATGGTAATACTATTATCGAACAGGTTCAGATGAATTTAGACGAAGGCGCTTTCCCTCTTTTTGTTTCCGAGCCAACAAGTGAAAAGAAAAAAGAAAGAATTCTCCACAATCCATATTTAAATTTCTGCTACAGTGCCCTACGTAAGTTGAAAGGAACATTATTTATATATGGACATTCAATGGATGAGAACGATAGGCATATATTTGATCAAATTCGAGAAAGTAAAGTAACTAAAGTATTTGTCAGTATTTATGGCAATGAAAATGATGAAAACAACAAAAAAGCCAAAGCAAATGCTCAGCGATTTTTGTCAAAAGAAGGATGTAGTGTTGATTTTTTTATAGCAGAAACTACCCCTATTTGGGGAGAAATATAAAAACCAATATAACATACAAAATAATAACAGTATGAAATTTTAAACCCTAACATTCGATATTACCAATACAGTAGATAGATCCTAATGAGTTGAAGTGGCGACAAAGTGGCGGCAGCGGTTGGCATTACCCCGTAATAACCACCACTGACCACCAACCCAACTTATTGTTTTTACTATAACTTATTGTTTTCATTAACCCGTTTACATAAATGGTTTTTTTGTTGCCTGAAATTTATCTCCAGCCCTGCCACTCGCTCCACCATCCTCAAAATCTCCTCATGCGATAGCGGCTTACGGTCGGTGACAAAATGCAGACTCATCCCTTCAATAAAAGCATCCAGCGCCCGGGCAGTTTCCGGTTCAAACCATTGTTCAAGCGTTTGCTGACTACGCTGCATCCAGTTTTGCATCACCGTTTTTAATAGCGGTTTTCGGCTGGCCAATGCGTAGAGCTGGTACATCAGTTCCATGTTATCCGGCGTTGCGACCTGCGAGCTGTAGATCATGTCTGTTATGGCCTGGCAGGCGCTGGGGGCGTCATTGACATCATCAAAAAAAGCCTGATATTGCCGCGACATCGTCTGCGTAAAACGGCTAAACGCTTCCAGCAACAACTCATCAATTCCTGAAAAATAGTAGGTCATTGATCCTAACGGCACTCCGGCGAGGGTAGCGATTTTACGGTGCGTAACGGCATGTATCCCGTAAAGTTTCACTGCCTCCAGCGTGGCCTGAATGATTTTTTCTCGCCGTTGGGGATCATTAGCGCGGCGCATATTTTTACCCTCTCTCTGCAATTGTGTACAAATGTACACAACCTTGCTAAGGTTGTCTTCCCTCTTCTTTTTTTGACGTGATCTATGACAGTAAATTCTTCACGTAATGCCTTGAAACGCCGTACCTGGGCGTTGTTTATGTTCTTCTTTTTGCCAGGACTGCTAATGGCTTCCTGGGCCACCCGCACGCCAGCAATTCGGGATATTCTCTCTGTCTCTATCGCTGAAATGGGCGGTGTACTCTTTGGCCTGTCGATAGGTTCGATGAGCGGTATCCTCTGCTCGGCGTGGTTAGTGAAACGCTTTGGGACGCGTAATGTCATTCTGGTCACTATGTCCTGCGCTTTGATCGGGATGATGATATTAAGTCTGGCGCTCTGGCTGACATCCCCCGTCCTCTTTGCCGTTGGTCTTGGTGTCTTTGGAGCCAGTTTTGGTTCCGCTGAAGTGGCGATAAACGTTGAAGGCGCAGCCGTTGAGCGAGAAATGAATAAAACGGTTTTGCCTATGATGCACGGCTTTTATAGCCTGGGCACGCTGGCAGGCGCTGGTGTCGGGATGGCGTTGACAGCCTTTGGTGTTCCGGCAACTGTACATATTTTGTTGGCGGCACTGGCGGGCATCGCACCTATTTATATTGCTATTAAGGCAATCCCTGGTGGTACGGGCAAAAACGCTGCCGATGGCTCGCAGCATGACGAAAAAGGTGTGCCTTTTTACCGTGACATCCAGTTGCTGTTGATTGGTGTCGTAGTACTGGCAATGGCTTTTGCAGAAGGCTCTGCCAACGATTGGTTACCCTTATTAATGGTTGATGGCCACGGTTTTAGTCCAACGTCAGGCTCACTGATTTATGCCGGTTTCACATTGGGGATGACCGTTGGACGCTTCACCGGTGGCTGGTTCATCGACCGTTACAGCCGCGTTGCCGTAGTACGTGCCAGTGCCTTGATGGGTGCGTTGGGTATCGGACTAATTATTTTTGTCGATAGCGCATGGGTCGCTGGGGTGTCTGTTGTGCTTTGGGGATTGGGCGCTTCTCTGGGCTTCCCACTAACCATTTCTGCCGCCAGCGATACCGGCCCCGATGCGCCGACCCGTGTCAGCGTAGTGGCAACGACGGGTTATCTGGCATTCCTCGTCGGGCCGCCACTGCTGGGCTATCTCGGAGAACATTATGGATTACGTAGTGCAATGCTGGTTGTGCTGGCGCTGGTTATTCTTGCGGCTATTGTCGCTAAAGCCGTCGCCAAACCCGATACAAAAACGCAAACTGCGATGGAGAATAGTTGATGGGCATTAAATTAATTGCGGTAGATATGGACGGTACTTTCTTAAGCGATCAAAAAACCTATAACCGTGAGCGGTTTATGGCCCAGTATCAGCAGATGAAAGCACAAGGTATTCGCTTTGTGGTCGCCAGTGGAAATCAATATTATCAGTTAATTTCGTTCTTTCCCGAAATTGCCAATGAAATTGCCTTTGTGGCGGAAAACGGCGGCTGGGTGGTGAACGAAGGCAAAGATGTTTTTAATGGCGAACTGTCGAAGGACGCATTTTCCACTATTGTGGAGCATTTACTGACGCGCCCGGAGGTGGAAATTATTGCCTGTGGAAAAAATAGCGCCTATACCCTGAAAAAGTATGACGCCGAAATGAAGGCCGTGGCGGAGATGTACTATCATCGCCTGGAATATGTCGATAACTTTGACAATATCGACGATATCTTCTTCAAGTTTGGGTTAAATCTCTCTGACGAACTGATTCCGCAAGTGCAAAAAGAGTTACATGATTCTATTGGCGATATATGACTAGGTAATTTATTCAAGATAACCGGGAAGAGATTAGAAAAGGCGGGATTTGATGGGATTCAATAAGTTAGATGTCTATTAGATTCAAGATAGGAGGCATCAAAAAAAGTTCAATGCGCCACAATCGACAACATATTCAAGATAGGCGCGCCGTACCTTTCGATAGTTTGAAAGCCCTTCAAAACATCAGTATTGGCTCTAAATTTGATTTTAAAGAAGCTCTAAAGGCAGGCCAATGAAGTCAACCTGCCTTCGCTTTTAAACTGTGCGAGAGATTACTAGCTTCAATTTCTGCCAAAATCTCTCTAACTCTATCATCAGATAGATTATCTAGAAGTAGTGCCGCTGCTCGTTTTCGCCCTTCTAATTGGATCAACTCTTGGTTCTCAGGTTCCAGTAAGCGCGACAAGTATTTGGCTCCATTTAGTGCCAGGAGTTTGGACAACCGCTCAGCCTCCGGTGATTCCAGGGCACTCAGAATAGCCAGGAGGCGTTGTTGTGTGATATCGAGTGGTTGGTTCTGGGCGTTGTTATCTGTTTGAGGATGTAACGACTCTGCCTCTACCTTACCAAAAACAAGCCAATCAATACTTACTCCTTCTGCAAAAGCTATCTGGCTAGCTACTTGTAGAGATGGTATCGCATCTTTCTCAAAATAGTTATTAAGTGTAGAGAATGGAAGCCCCCACGCTTTCGCAACTGCGGTTTTAGACCGACCACGCATTAACTTTGCCAGTCGTTCCTTGATGCTTTCTTTTTGAAATGCTGGAAAAGAAAAATCACTTTCTTTTTTATCGTTTTTTTCTTTTCTCTTAACTGTATGATTCATAAGTATTTATCCTTATGTAGATAAAAATCACCAAAGAAAGAGATTAAAGCCCTTTACTTTTCTTTTGTAGTGATCAAATATTTATCTGTAGAGATTATCCGGCGGTGTTATCCGCGCAGATAACTTTTAAGGATAAACGAATGATGTCTATAAATGAAGTTGTAAAACAGGACTGGCACCCGGCACATGTTGTCGCTGCGGTGCATGTGAAAGGCTTTACTTTGCGTTCACTATCAGTTGAAGCAGGTTTAAACAAGGATTCTTTAAAGAATGCCTTGTACCGCAAATGCCCTAAGTATGAGCGCATTATTGCTGATGCTATCGGTGTGGCTCCGGAGGAGATCTGGCCCAGCCGCTACGTTCGTAAGGTGGCGTAAAAATGTTTGTGTCTGTCAACGAACTCGTGGGGCTGCCTGGTATGCCGGGAAGTGCGCAAGGTGTGAGGTACACTATAAAAAAATTGGCTTCATCAGAGCATTTTCGACGCAAACGAGCAGGTACAAAAGCCATTGAGTACCACATTGATTGTCTGCCGGAAGCGACTCAAAAGGCGCTGCGTGAACGTTATGTGGAACAACTGGTAGCTACGGAGAACAACGTTTCCGAAGTTCAGGTCGTTACCAGGAAGGCGCGCAATCCTGATGCTGTCCAGGCAATCGAAGCATATCGCGGTTCGCCACAACTGATGGAAGAACGCCTGAATGCGCTGACCGAAAATCAGCGTCGGGTATCTGAAGCAAGAGCTGCGCTGGTAGTGGAAGTGCTGAAGCTGGAAAGCGAGGGTGATCTCGGGCGACTGAAAGCCATTAACTTTCTTGTCGAAAAAGCCCGTAAAGGTGAACTACCGGAACGCCTGCAACAGGCCGCAGTTAACGCCAATGCAAAACGTGGCGCTAATCGCACCATCAGTCGTGACCCACTTTATCAGTGGGTGCTGAAGTACAACCAGTCACAGAACGCCGCAGAACGGCTGCTGTTACTGGCACCAGGAAAACGCGACGAAATAAAACCGGAACAAATTAGCTGGCTACCTGAGTTTCTGGCGCAGTATCGCCAGGTGAACGGCAGACCTATGTCTGAAGCCTACGAGGATTTTGTCGCGGAATGGCAGTGTCGCCATGCGGACGAACCGTACATGCTGGAGGTGATGCCCTCTTACGATGTGGTTCGTTATGCCATGAAGAAATTGCCGGAAGTGGTGAAACAAAAAGGGCGCGTTACCGGCAGTGAATACCGTCAGCTTGAAGGATTCACCCGCCGCGACTGGACAGCTATGCCGGTGAATTATGTCTGGATTGGTGACGGTCACGGTATGAAGCTGAAATGTGCACATCCGATCCACGGGCGTCCATTCTCACCGGAAGTCACATTTGTGATCGACGGTGGAACCCGGTTTGTTGTTGGCTGGAGTCTTGACCTTGCCGAGAACGTGTTCGCCGTTGCCGGTGCGATACAGCACGGCATTCGCAACCACGGAAAACCGTTTCTGTATTACTCGGATAACGGTTCTGGTGAAACGGCTGACATGCTGGACAAAGAGGTCGTGGGTATTCTGCCCCGCCTGGGGATTAAACACCCAACAGGTATTGCCGGTAATCCACAGGGGCGCGGCATTATTGAACGCCTGAACCGGACACTGCCGATGCGTATAGCCAGGAGGTATCGCACCTATTTTGGCAAGGGTGCTGACCGGGAATCGTTGCGTGTACTTAACCGTGATCTGCGTTCAGCGTTTAACGCCCTGCAACAGGACAAGCCTCTGAACGACCGCCAGAAAGCTGCAATGCGCGAGCTGCCATCGTGGGCGGAGCTTATTGAGGCTATTCGTGAAGGCGTGGAATGGTACAACAACCGCCCGCATTCTGAGCTGCCGATGAAACCGAACGGGCGGCATTACAGCCCGGCAGAGTTCAGAAAAAAACGCCTGGCAGAAGAAGACACCGAAATTGAGTGGCTGAGTGATCTTGAGCTGCGCGACATGTTCCGCCCGATGGTGGAGCGTCCAGTAAGACGCTGCGAAATCCAGTGGCTGAACAATATTTACTACGCGCCGGAGTTGCGTGACGAACACGGTCGCAAAGTGCTTATCAGTTATGACATTCATGACGCCGAGCGAATTACGGTACGTCGCAAGGACGGCAGCTTTATCTGTGAGGCGATATGGAACGGCAATAAACGCGCAGCCTTCCCTGTCAGTGCGGAATATCACAAACAGCAACAGCGTATTAAAGGAATGCGCAAACGCGCTGAGGAAAAAATTCGTGATGCTGAAGATGAAGGTATTCAGATTCTGGAACACAAACAAGCTGAACCCTGGCTGGATAATGTTTATCGCCCGGTTGGGAATGTGGTGGCAGTTCAGCAACCGGAATATGAAGAAGAGCATGACGAAGAATTTGAACGCGATTTCAGACTGGGGATGCAAAAGCTTTTTGCCATGCAGGAAGAAGATGATCCGCTGGCCTGAATAAAAAAACAGTCCGCGGTAACGGACTGTTAAACAAGGAAAATAAAGTAAATCTGTAATGATGGAGGAGATACTATGACTGATATTGATGATGTTTTCAACACTATTAACGCTTTGATTAACGAGGGCGACAAGTCCCAGGAAGATATTGCTGATGAGGCCGGAATGTCTCCGGCAACACTTTCTGATCTTCGTAAAGGAAAGTACAGAGGCAATGTTGAAGGCATGCATGACAAATTACAGGAATGGTATCGGGTCTGGCAAAAAGGGCAGAATTTGTCAGGTGCCCCCGGCGTTGTGAAGACCCAGACATTTTGTGATTTGCATGAGCTGTTTAAAACAGTGCGCTCACTCGGGATTATCAGTGTTGTTGTTGGCGTACCGGGTGTCGGCAAAACTTTTGCTGCACGGGAATATTGCCGCAAAACAGCTAATGCCTGGATGGTGACGCTTGCTCCGGCACATTCGAGCGTTACGGAATGTCTCCTTGAAATAGCATATGCGCTGGAAATTAATAATCCGGGAAGAAATAAGGGGAATATAACCCGCGCCATTCGCAGAAAACTGGGCGGTGGTAAAGAAATTAGTGGCCGTGTTAACCCCCTGCTGATTATTGATGAAGCTGATCACTTAAGTGTGGATGGTCTGGAGCAATTACGCGCCATTCAGGATGCCACTGGCGTGGGGATGGTTTTAATTGGCAACCCGAAACAGATGGCGGATGCCACCCGTCGTGGGACTGATGAGCTGGCCCGTCTGTTCAGCCGTTTTGCCATGACGAAACAACTGCGCAAAGTGAAAAAAACCGACGTGATGGCTGTAGCCAAAGCATGGGGAGTAACACAGGAAGATGAGCTGGATCTGTTGATGAGGGTAGCCGAAAAGCCCGGGGGATTGCGTGTATTAACTCACACACTGAATCATGCGTGGCTGGCGGCGAAAGGTGCTGGTTCATCCCTGAATAAAAGTCACATTAAAGCGGCTTTTAAGGAGGCTTACAGCAACCCTAAGTTACTGAACTGGCAGTAAGGAACACAAACCATGATGTCTCGTAATATCAAAATGGCGACGGAAGTAAAGACCTGGTTACAGGAGCGCGGCAGCCACGTCAACGAATCCTGGCTGGGCGTGGCCCGCCCGGTACTTGAAATCACCTGCCCGCCACCGGAGCTGGTCAGAAACGCTGTCAGGATTATGGAGCATAAATCAGGGGTTGCCCGTTCAGTATGGACGGCCCGTCTTAATGGTTGTCAGATTATCTGGAGATAACGATGAGTATCAGGTCTGGAAAATATATTGAGTGGGTTAAACATTGTCAGCGCCACGGAGTGCCTTTGACGACATATAAATGCCCGGGATGTGGTGAACAGCTTATGACGCAAAGTTCCCCCGAAAATGAAGTATGGGACTCTTTCACATGTTGCCCGTGGTGCAGTGGTGTTTTCTTTAAACAGGTAGAAGGCGCGAAGGTAAAGGTCAGCACAATTATTCAGAATCAATAAGGTGAAACAAAATGGCAAAAGTAATCTTTGAATTTAACAATACAAGAAATATTGAGTTTCAGGAAAATGGAGGTTTTGCCGTAAATATGAATGTGCGACTGGAAGAATCCTCACCTGAGGACCAGACCGGGCCACATGATGTAATGGCAGGCATCATCAAGAGCATGGCTCCTGAAATCATTAAAAAAGCGACCGAGGAGTTGTTGAAATCAGCCAAGGAGCTTGGGCTGGAAGCCGAGGGGGAATTATTCAGCTATAACCCGAATGCAGCCAGACATTAATTCACAAAGGAACGCTGACAATGAACGTCAAAATCCGAAATGAAATTCAGGCATTAATCCGAATTCAGGAACGCAATAACAACGGTGGTGAATTACGCGAGTTTATTTTCACCCGCAAAGTTTATGAGCATGGTGAAACTACTTATCTGATTACATTTGACCATTACAGCATTTGTGCGCGTTATTGTGGTGAAAACATCTCTAATGCCATCACGTTTGGCGGTGCGTTTAACGAGGATTTATGGGAATACGTCATGGACCGCGAATACATCAGCGCGTCAGACCCGGACGCACGGGAGCAGTGGCAGAACATCTGGCGCGATTACCGGCAAATGGCGAAAGGCTGGACGCAGGGGACGTATTCTTCCCTTGCCTTGAAAGCGGTTCAGTTATCGCTGCGGCATATTCCGGCATCACTGCGCGAACCCCTGTTGTACTGAGTGGTGACCGGAATGATGTGTAAGCGTAAACGCTGGTCACGCGAAGACCGGGAATTTATCGAAGCCAGTGTCGGAAAAATGACCGTCGAGGAAATGGCGAAAAAACTGAACGTTGCCCCAACCGCCCTACAGGCACATGCCAGAAGGCACGGAATATCGTTGTGTGCATACCGGGTCAGTGAGCACGACAAATATTTGTGTCGTGAACTTTATAAAGAAGGGGTGGCTATTCATGTGATAGCCCAAAAGATGGAATTAAGCAATCGTGCTGTATCCAGCATTGTATACAGCGAATATTAATTAACAGGAGCTTTATTTATATGGCTAAACCAGCAAAACGAATCAAGAACGCCGCAGCGGCTTATGTTCCACAATCCCGCGATGCCGTGGTATGTGATATTCGCCGGATTGGTGACCTGCAACGCGAAGCGGCACGGCTTGAAACGGAGATGAATGACGCTATCGCTGAGATTACGGAGAAATACGCCTCACAGATTGCACCCCTTAAAACCAGTATTGAAACCCTTTCAAAAGGCGTTCAGGGGTGGTGTGAAGCGAACCGTGACGAACTGACGAACGGCGGCAAGGTGAAGACGGCAAACCTGGTAACCGGTGATGTGTCATGGCGTCAGCGCCCACCATCGGTAAGTATTCGCGGTGTGGATGCGGTGATGGAAACGCTGGAGCGTCTTGGCCTGCAACGCTTTATTCGCACGAAACAGGAAATCAACAAGGAAGCGATTTTACTGGAACCGAAAGCGGTCGCAGGTGTTGCCGGAATTACAGTCAAATCAGGTATTGAAGATTTTTCTATTATTCCGTTTGAACAGGAAGCCGGTATTTAATACCACCACGAATATTTAATTAATTCACTTTCTTTTAATTATGGCGCGATGCGTCAGGGGATTGCTCGCGCCTGAATCTGATATCTGAGAAATAAAAATGATTGATGCAAAAATTCTGAACGGTGTCAGCACATTACTACGGGGTTACGGGCGTCTGACCTGTGGCGTTCTGGCTGAAAAAATGAAGATGCCACCTTCCTCAATGGTGTATTTCCTGCGTGATGCGGTTGATGCCGGAGTTCTCACTGAATGCAACGGATTTTATGACGTTCCGCGCCCTCGTCCGACGCCTCCTGTAAGACGAAACGCAACGGAGCACCCCGCTGTTGATGATGCTCAATGGTGCGCGTTCCGCCGCTCTTTGCCCTGGCTGGAAGGCAATGCCATTCCGGCACTGGCAAAAGAATTTGCGACAGGCGTACTGACCTGCGAGTCGGTTTACATCGTTGCTGAAGTGGATGACGAGATGTGCAAACAGGGGATGCCCCGTTTTGTGATGGCGTATATCGATATCCGGCTGGGGCGCTTTATTTGTGGTTCCAGTGGCTGGAATATCACCGACCACGTCCTGCGCTATCTCATTCTTGATTATTCACCGGTTCCGGCGGAAACACAGGAAATCAGCGAGCATGATTAAGTCAATTGGCTTTGTCCTGCTGGTTGGCACTTGTGGGAATGATGCCTGCGATGCCATTCCGGTAACGGAAAAAATCTGGCCCACAGAGCAGGCATGTATGCAGGTGATGGAGCGCATACAAAAACGTTATCCCAATGAAGTCTTTTATTGCGAAGAGGTATTACGAAATGAAAATACAGATGATTACTGATGCTGATTTAATGGCTGCAACCTTAATTTCCAGTGGCATGTCAGAACAAGATGTAAATTATTTTCTGGATAATGTTGTATACCAGCACTATGAGCAGGCCAGAGAAAATTTAATTTCAGAAAAACGCACGATGATTGCTGAATCATTAAGCCATGCCTGGATTATTGAGGAATTACGAAAAATCATTGCCGGTCAGGATAAAGTGGCGGCAGTTGCCGCCCTTGATGTGCTACAGCGAATGAGTAAGGAGTTATTCAATACCGAGTTTCTTTTTAAATAACTGAGTTAAAAACCCCTTGCCGAGGTCTTTGACAACATCAAACGGGGCTTCGGCAAATTCTTTTTTGATTCGTTCAAGAATAGGTTTTTGATGCAATGCATTGGCAAAATCATGTCCGTCCTGAGTCAGCCTTATTGGTACGTTTCGCCAGCCAATACCTGTTGTGGTGAACTTCAGACCGATGCACTCCGGGGTGCCAGTTTGCAGTTCTCTGTTACCGATAAGACCATTTTCGACGAGCAGTAATAAATGAAATATCAGTTTATCTTCATCGTCGGTTGTGTCGATTCCAACATCCTTAAGGGTAATAAATGCGCTGTCTGCATTCAGGAAAGTATCAAGGATTCTTGCCAGTTCATCGTAATCAATTTTCATATCTCATTCCTTAATATGAGAGGTGACAAAATGAGTCGCACATCGCTTATTAAGTTAATTCATGTTGCCCGTCGTGATCTACAACTCGACGATGACACTTACCGCGCCTTTCTGGTGCAGTGCACAGGCAAGACCAGTTGCCGCGAACTGACTGTCGCACAACTGGAACAGGTGCTCGATGCCATGAAAGAGCGCGGTTTTAAGAAGCAGAAAAAACATCCCCGCCGTCGCTTTAAGGAGCATGTCACACCGCGCGAGAAGATTTATAAAATCTGGCAGCAGATGTTTCTTGATGGTTTCGTCTCCGATATCAGCGACGCCGCGCTGGACAAATACGTTGAACGCCTGACGGCCAGACGTAATGGTGGTCAGGGTGTTTCCACGCTGGCCTGGTGTCACGGGGAATCGTTGCATGTTGTGCTCGAAACGCTCAAACAGTGGCATATGCGCTGCATCCGGGAAGCCTTTGTCCGACATGGTGTGCCTTTACCTGTGAGCGAAACCGGGCGGGAACTGCGCGGCTATGATGCAATGACCAGTGCATATGCCCGCGCACGAAACAGCGGGAGAATTGCTGTATGAAACAGATGAAAGAGCAGGATTTATTCGAAGACCTCCGGGACGACAGCGTTCTGGAATACCTTCATGATTATCAGGAAAACACCGCTTATCCGGCGTTACTTTCTGAACTGAACGCACTGCTGCGTAAAGAGCTGGCCCGGATTGGCGCAGACCCTGCCCATTCCCTTGAGCTGGTTGTGGCGATTTGTCGCCATATCGGCGGGATGCAGGTTTATGTTCCGAGGGGGAATATTCTGGAGAATCTTGTCCGGGATATGCGTATCTGGCGTGATTTTAACGGCCATAATATTCCTGAACTGGTTCAGCGTTACGGAGTGACATATAAAACTGTCTACAAGGCCATCAAACGGATGCGACGTCTGGAGCGTAATAAATACCAGCCGGATTTGTTTTACCACTCCCCGAATCTGCCTCATCCCGTTCGTCGTCCGCCACGACGCCCTTAATCAATGAAGCCGGTAAATCCGGCTTTTTTTATGCCTCCGGCACCATGAAGCAGACCACGTTTAAATCTGCTTCACAGGTGCTTTTATGGAAAATCAAAAATTCTCCCCGGCCTTTGAACATGCGCTGAATTTTATTCTGCGTCCTGATATTGAAGGCGGCTATGTCAATGACCCCACAGACAGCGGCGGTGAAACCAAATACGGCATTTCTGACCGCCGCGACGGTGTGATTGACGGCAAAACCGATGTCAACGGTGACGGCAAACCGGATACCCGCATTAAGGATTTAACCCGCGAACAGGTTGCGCAGATTTACTGGCGCGATTACTGGCTGCCTGCCGGATGTGACCAGTGGCCTGATGGCGTGGCGATGTTTGTGTTCGATGCGGCGGTTCAGCATGGCGTTAAAAAAGCCATCAGGATTTTGCAGGAAGCCGCTGATGTGGATGCTGACGGCATCATCGGCCCGCGTACCCGCAAGGCCGTGAGCCTGTCCTCCCCGGACTGGCTGCTGGCCCGCTGCATTGTCCGTCGTTCCCGCTTTTATGCCGACATCATCAAATCAAAACCCGCCCAGGGCAAATACCTGAACGGCTGGTTTAACCGCATGGAAAAACTGACCGACGCCTGTCTGGAAATCATCGATACCCCTCTGGGCATCATGTCCGCCACGCGGGGGTGATATGGGCAAAGGCTGGGATGCCTCACTGAAAACCGGGCGGCGTGACCGCCTGCGTCAGGAGGTTCTGCACCGCATGGCCGGAGGCCCGCCCCCGAAACCGCTGGACTATACCGGCCATGATGGCACACACGCCAGCTACTACATGCGTGGCTGGAACTCCGTGGATACACGGGACATTTTCTGGCAGTGCCAGAAGTACAGGGAAAAATTCAATGTGGAAAAAGGTAATGAACAAAATTTTAAAACTGTGTGACTGGCTGCTTTGTTCCCGACTGATGAGAACGCCGTGGCCACTGGCCGGACTGACACTCTGCATGTTCATCATCAGCATGTTATGTGGCTGGCGATCGTTCGTGCTGATGTTGTTGTCCTTTGCCGGGGTGGTGTTGTTTTCATACAGCGCAAGCCTCGGGAATGTGCCATTTCGCCTGCTGCCTGAGGTCCGTTACCGGGCTTTTGGTCGCCACATCATCGTGTGGTCATGGGTGGTCTGGGCGCTGGGATATTTCTGCTGCGTCTTCAGCACGCTGATGATGATGTCACCGGTGCATCCGGTGTTCTGGCTGTGCGGTGGCAGTTGCGGCGGTCTGCTCTGTCTTCAGCGTTATCTGTATGGAGGTTTCCCGTGGATCCGTTAACCCTTTCAGGCATCGCCTCTGTTCTGCTGAAAGCCGGGCCGGGGCTGATTCGTTCCGTCGGGCGCTGGTTTGGTGGCAGCACATCTGCCGCCGCTGACTCGGTGGCCGGTATGGTGGAAAGTGTCCGGGAAAGCCTGCCGGTGGCTGAACAGCAACGCATTCTGGAACAAAAACTGGTGATGCTGTCACCGGAGCAACTGATGCAGATGGAAACCCTGAAAATTCAGTTGCAACAGCTGGAGGTGGAACGGCAGAAGCTAGTGCTGGCTGACCAGCAGGCCGCACACCACGAACAGCAGGAAACCATCCGCAATGGTGACAACGCCACGGACAGCTATGTGCGCCAGACACGCCCGCTGCTGGCCCGCCTTTCCTGTTACAGCAGTCTGGCCTATGTGCTGTTGCTCTCCTGCGGCCAGATTGCCGGAGCCATTGCCGGTGCCAGAGGTATCACGCTGCATATGCCATCACCGGACTGGGATATCACGCTGATGTTGCTTACCCCGGCGCTGGGCTATCTCGGTGTAAGAACCCTTGACGGCTTTGCCCGTTACAGCAAATCAAGCCGTCACAAAATGTCTGCGGGGCCGAAATGACCGACGAAATCGATCGCATCAGTGAAGTGGTTCTGAACGAGCGTCAGAGCGTCGTTAAAGCCTGGCAGACACGGACAAAAGAAACGCCCCACAGCCGGGGCTTCTGCAATGACTGCGGGAACGTTATTCCGGCACAGCGCCTTGCGGCGCTGCCGGATGTGGTGACCTGTATTGACTGTCAGCAGATGCGGGAACGCAGGAGGAAAACGTGTCCTGGGAAATGATCAGAGCCAACTGGCCCATTCTGTGGGCATTGCTGATGACAGGAATAAACCTGCTTCAGTTGATTCTGGCAAAGACCTACGTCAAGCGCGAAGAGTTTGATTTGCTGCGTTCCCGCGTGTCGGTGATGGAAAGCCAGGTACATCAGCTACCTGATCGTGATGAGTTCCACCGCCTGCAACTGGATATCAGCAACCTGCGGGGAGAAATCAAAGAGCTGGGGCCATCCATCCGCCAGGTATCCCGCATCAGCGATTTGTTATTAGAGAACGAGTTAAAGGAAAAAAATTAATGGCGATGAAAGAGATCCTCACTGAAGACCGTCGTCTGGTGTTGCTGCGTTCCCTGCTGGATTGTGGCGACAGCGCGAATGAATCCGTGTTGCAGACCTGCCTTCAGGCCTACGGTCATAAGGTATCCCGTGATGTGGTGCGCACCCAGCTTGCATGGCTGCGCGAGCAGGGGCTGGTTCGTCTGTCTGATGTGGGCGGCTGTTACGTGGCTGAAATCACCGGCAGCGGCGAGGATGTGGCAAACGGCCTGTCCAGCGTTCCGGGCGTTAAAAAACCCCGTGCGAGGGACTGAGCATGGCCCGAAAACTGAAGCCGTTAAGTCGCGGAGAACGGGCCGTCGTGCGGCAGCTGGCGTACTGTCTTGTGCTCGCGGATATTGAGAAAAACGCCATCGCCCGTGCATATGAACAACAGACCGGAAAGCCCTGGAACCCGGATGCACCGGATACCCCCATGAAACGTGCCCTGCGTTCATCACCGGCATGTGCGCGGCTGTGGAAGCTGCTGGGTAAGGATATCCGCTCCGTTCGCGAAGAAATATACGCCGGTCTGAAAACACCGGGAACTGAAGACGGGGGCCGTCGTGAACCGTAAAAAGAATCCGATAAGTAAAGCGTCCCGTGATGAACTCCGCCGTCTGGCGCACAACCGACATGGCGGGAAATCCAGAACGGCGCACTGAAATCTGCATACGAAAGTTTACAGCGTAGTGAGCAACAGGAGCGCACACATGGAAAATGAACAACGCCCCACCCGTGGCCGTCTTTCCAAAGTGGATTTACTCCCGGACAGCATCCGGGAGCAGTTGCATCAGATGCTGCGGGAAAAGCGGCACACGCAGGAAGAAATCCGCGAAGCCATCAATGCCCTGATTGACGAACATAACCTGCCGGAAGAGATGCAGTTAAGCCGGACGGGCTTAAACCGCTACGCCATCCGCATGGAAAAAGTCGGGGCAAAAATCCGTGCCTCCCGCGAAATGGCCGAAGTCTGGGCGGCAAAGCTGGGTTCCGCGCCAACATCAGACGTCGGCAAGCTGCTGATGGAGTTTGTAAAAACGCTGGCCTTTGAAACGTCCATGTCGATGGCAGAAGACGACAAACCTGTTGCACCGAAGGCGCTGGGCCAACTGGCGCTGGTTGCCCAGCGTCTGGAAGTGGCAGCCATGACCAGCCATAAACGCGAGAAAGCGATCCGCGATGCGTTTGCGCAGGAGATGGCAGAGAAAACCGAAGAGCTGGTCAGAACGGGCGGTCTGTCGGGCGGTGCGGCTGACACCATCAAACGTGAAATTCTGGGGATTAGCGCATGACACAAATGGACACGTTCAGTGAATATGATGTTCTGCTGCCGTATCAGAAACGCTGGGTGGCGGATGATGCCGACCTGAAAATCGCCGAGAAATCCCGCCGTACCGGTTTAACCTGGGCGGAGGCGGCAGATGCGGCACTGACGGCATCGCTGAAGAAGGAAGACGGCGGGCGCGATCACTTTTATATCGGTTCGAATAAGGAGATGGCCCGCGAATTTATCGACGCCGTGGCGATGTGGGCGAAAGCGTTTAATGCGGCAGCGGAAGAAATCTGCGAGGAAGTGATCACCGACGAAGACAAGGACATTCTGACGTTCGTCGTGTACTTCGCCAGCGGTTTTAAGGTCAAGGCACTGTCCAGCAACCCGAGCAACATTCGCGGGATGCAGGGGAATGTCACCATCGACGAGGCCGCGTTCCATGAAAAACTGGACGAGCTGCTGAAGGCGGTGCTGCCGCTGAAAACATGGGGCGGCAAAATTCGCCTTATTTCCACCCATGACGGCGTGGACAACCTGTTTAATCAGCTTATTCAGGAAAGCCGCGCGGGCAAAAAAGATTACAGCATTCACACCATCACGCTGGACGACGCCTGCAATGACGGGCTGTACCGACGTATCTGTCAGGTGCGCGGCATGGTGTGGTCACCGGAAGCCGAGGCGGAATGGAAAGAAGGCCTGCTGCGAAATACCGCCACCCGCGAAGACGCGCTGGAGGAGTATTACTGCGTCCCGAAAAACGGCGGCGGCACGTATATCCCCCGCTCACTGCGTGAACGTGCGGCCCGTGGCACCGGGAAAGTGTTGCGCTTTACCGGCACACCGGAATTTAACGCACTGACGGAAAGCCAGCGCCGGGCAGATATCCGGGAATGGCTGGAAACAGTGGTGCGCCCTGAACTGGAAAAACTCCCGAAGAACCTGCGCCACTGTCTGGGGGAAGACTTTGCGCGTTCGGGTGACCTGACCGTACTGGCCCCGGTGACGGTGAACGATGACACCACCCGCGAGGTGCCGTTCCTGGTTGAGCTTGGCAATGTGCCGTTTAAACAGCAGGAGCAGGTGCTGTTCTGGCTTTGCGATCGTCTGCCCCGCCGTGACGGCATCAAAATGGATGCGCGGGGGAATGGTCAGTATCTGGCAGAACAGGCGGCAGAGCGGTACGGCGATGAAGTGGAACAGGTGATGCTGTCCGTGGCGTTTTACCGCGAAAACATGCCCCGTTTCCGTGCGGCGTTTGAAGATGATGAGCTGATCCTTCCGAAGCATGAAGACGTGATCAATGACCTCGGAGCCATTCAGTTACTGCGTGGCGTTCCCGGCATTGATGATTCACGAACCAAAGGCAGCGACGGTCACAAACGTCACGGCGACGCCGCTGTGGCCATTTTCCTGGGCTTCCTTGCCAGCAAGGATGACTGCCACCGTTACGAGTTGCACCGCCTGAACCGCCCGGCGAAACCGGAAGAACGCAACGCGCGCCGCCAGATGAAGCTGACGCGCGGCCTGAAAAATGAGGGAGGTTTACTGTGAACCTGAAACAACTGGCCGGGGCCGTTCGCCGTCTGCTGAACCCGGCAACCGGTGAGGAAGACACGCTGAAAAAAGAGGCGCTCAACGAAGCACAGGCCCGTCCGCGTCATGCCGGTGTGCGTTCGGCCTCGCCGGGTATCAGCGTCGCCTCCGGGCTGAACCCCGGCAGGCTGGCAGGCATTCTGCGCAATGCTACTGACGGCATCACGCGTGATTTTTTTACCTTGCTGAAGAGATGGAAGAACGCGATTTGCATTACGCCTCGGTACTGCGCACCCGCAAGCTGACGGTGGCGGGTATCGAACCGGTGGTGGTGGCCGCCAGTGATGACGATGCTGACGTGCAACTGGCGGACGCCATCCGTGCACTGATGGAGGCACCGCAAATCCCTGAGCTGATGTTTGATCTGCTCGACGGGCTGGGAAAAGGCGTGGCGGTCTGTGAAATTTTGTGGAACACCCGCAACAACCACTGGGTGCCCCGTGATTATGAGTGGGTTGATCCCCGTTTTCTGAAAGCCGAAAAACCCACGCTGCGCCAGTTCCGCCTGCTGACTGACGATGAACCGGTGGATGGCGTACCGCTGACACCGGGAAAATTCATTGTTCACCAGCCGCGTCTGAAATCCGGTCTGCCGCTGCGTAACGGTCTGGCCCGTCTGGTGGCGGTGATGTACATGCTGAAATCCTTTACCGTGCGCGACTGGTGGGCATTTGCGGAAAAATTCGGCATTCCGGTCACGGTGGGGAAATACGGCCCCAACGCCACGGAGGAGCAAATCCGCGTGCTGATTGATGCGATTGCTTCCATTGCCTCGGATGCCGGGTGTGCCATTCCGCAGTCCATGCAACTGGAAATGAAGGAAACCGCCAGCCGGAATAACGGCGGCGCACTGTTCCGTGAAATGGCGGAATGGTGTGATGCGCAAATCAGTAAGGCTGTGCTGGGGCAGACCATGACCACGGATAACGGCAGTTCGCGTTCACAGGCGGACGTGCACAATCAGGTGCGCATGGACATTGTGCGCTGGGACGCGCGGCAGCTGGCTAACACGCTGAATGAATATCTGGTGCGGCCCTACATCGAGGCCAACTACGGGCCACAGGAACACTACCCCCGTGTTGTTCTGCGTATCAGTGAAGCGGAAGATCTGAAGGCGCTGACAGATGCTCTGGTGCCGCTGATTGACCGGGGGATGCGGGTTCAGGAATCGGAGCTGCGGGACCGGTTCGGCCTGGCTGAACCGGACGACGGGGCTGATGTTCTGCATCCGGTGTCTGCCGGAATGTCAGGTGATGTGGCGATGAACCGCGAGCGCGTCGCCCTGAACCGGGAACACCCCGATGAACTGGCACAGATGGTGGATGATGCCCTGCGTGACTGGCAGAAAACCGGCGAGGCGTTCACGAACCCGGTGCTGACACTGGCGCAGGAATGCGACAGTTTTGATGACTTTCTGAAACGCCTGCCTGAGCTTCAGGAAACGCTGAACGCGGACGACTTTGCCCTGCAACTGGCGGAGGTGTGCTTTAAGGCGCGTGCGCTGGGGGACACCGGTCATGCGTGAAACTCTCATCCCGAAAGAGGCGCTGGCGTGGCTGAAGGCGAAGAAGCTGCGCCCCGGTTTTGATTACCGGGATGTATGGCGGGAAGAACACCGGAACAGCTTCACCGTGGCAAAAATGCTGCAACTGGATTTGTTGTCGGATGTGAAAGCCCTTGTGGAAGACGCCCTGCAAAGCGGGCAGACGTTCAGCGAGTTCCGGGAGGCGCTGCAACCGCTGCTGATAAAACGCGGATGGTGGGGCGTACAGGAGATGGATGATCCGCTGACGGGCGAAACCCGAACCGTACAGCTGGGCAGCGACCGCCGCCTCCGCACGATTTACGATACCAACATGCGCACCGCCCGCGCGGCGGGCCAGTGGGAACGCATTCAACGGACAAAGCGGGCCATGCCGTATCTGATTTACGAGCTGGGGCCATCCCGCGACCACCGGGCGGAGCATGTGAAATGGGCGCGTCTGTGTCTGCCTGTAGACCACCCGTTCTGGCAGACGCATTTCGCCCCTAACGGCTGGGGCTGCAAATGCACCATCCGTCAGGTCAGCCGTGGTGAATATGCGCAACTGGCGGCACAGGGCACCATTCACACCGAAGCGCCGGAAATCAGAACTGTCCGCTGGGTGAACAAACGCACGGGCGAAGAGGAAGATGTGCCGGAAGGGATTGATCCGGGCTGGAACTACAATCCCGGCATAAACCGTGAGCAGGAGCTGGCGCGCCAGCTGGCGACAAAACAGGCCCGTTTTGACAGTGAGTAACCCTCCCGCCGTAAATCCCCCTGAAACGCATCAGAAACGCGTTTTTTATTCTGATGGCGTGAATGTGCATTCTGACGTTTTTGAAGATGCTGTGGCGTTTTTGAAGGGGTTTTGAAGGGGGTATTTCCCCGTTTTCAGTGAAGCCGGTAAATCCGGCTTTTTTTCTGCCTTCCGCATACTTACCGTCGGTAACCCCAAACGACGGAGACTGACATGCAACCGGAACTGCTGGCGCTGTGTTTTTCCCTGCCAGAACCCATCCCTGAGCTGACACCTGCTCAACTGCCGGAATGGCTTGAACTCGTCCCTGCGGGTGAGTTCACCGGGCGCGATGGCCGGACGTGGATTAACCGCAATCCGCATGAGGTGGTCACCCGCTCGTCCGACATCAAAATTCCGGTGGACATTGAACACGCCACCGAAATTAAAGGGCAACGCGGTGATGAAGCCCCGGCGTATGGCTGGGTGGAAGAACTGCGCGTGACGGACAGCGGCACCATTGAAGGCCGTGTTGTCTGGAGCGAGTACGCCCGGTGGATGCTGAGCGAACGCCGTTACCGCTATTACAGCCCGGCGTTTTTCTTTGACGCGGAGGGTGTGGTGACGCGCCTGTCCAGCGTCGGGCTGACCAACAAACCTAACCTGGACTTTCCTGCACTGAATACGGAGAAAAACCCGATGACAGTACCTGTGCAAATCACCGGCCTGCTTGGGCTGGCTGAATCTGCCACGGTGGACGATACCGTGGCTGCCATTAAACAACTTCAGGAGAACGAACAGGTGGCGCTGAACCGCGCACAGACACCTGACCTGACGAAGTTTGTACCGGTGGAAACCCACAATCTGGCACTGAACCGTGCCGAAACCGCAGAACAACGCCTTCAGCAACTGGAGGAGAAGGAAGCAGAAGCGCTTGTGGATGCGGCCATCGAAGCCGGAAAAGTGGCCCCGGCAAACCGTGACATGTTCCTTGCCACCTGCCGCACGGAAGAAGGCCGCAAACAGTTTGCGGAATACACCAAAGGTGCACAGCCGCTGGTGAACAACGACAAGCCCAGCCAGGGCAAGGATAAACCCGCGCAGACACTGACCGACGCCGAACTGGCGATGTGCCGCAGCATGGGTATTACCGGGGAAGAGTTCCTCGCCGCTAAACCGAAACAGGAGAATAACTGATGGGAGCAGTCACTTCCGAAGTCCTTCACGCGCTGACCACCTGTCTGAGCGCCGCTTATACCCGTGGGCTGAGTGGTGTCACCCCACAGTGGCAGCGCATCGCCTCTGAAATCCCGAGTTCGTCCGCCTCCAATACCTACGGCTGGATGAAAGATTTACCGGAGATTAAGGAATGGGTCAGCGCCCGTCAGATGGCAACGCTGGACGGTTATGGTTACACCCTTGCGAACAAAACCTGGGAAAGTTCGATCCGCGTTAAACGCGAACACATTGAAGACGATCAGATTGGTCAGTACAGCATTATCGCTGAACGCTATGGCCGCCAGACGTCGGAGTTCCCGGACAAGCTGTGTTACCCCCTGCTGTGTGCCGGGTTTAACACCCTGTGTTTTGACGGTCAGAACTTCTTTGATGAAGACCACCCGCTGGGCGACGGCACATACAGCAACGTTGTCGGCACCCCGGCATCAGACCAGGGGGAACCGTGGTTTCTGATTGATGATTCTCAGGTACTGAAACCCATCATCTGGCAGACGCGACGCGCCTTTAAGTTTGAAGCCCTGGATGATCTGAACAGCGAGCACACCTTCAAGAATAACGAGTTCCTTTACGGGGTGGACGGTCGCTGCAATGCGGGCTTCGGCTTCTGGCAGACCGCCGTCGGTTCCCGTGCGGCACTGACAGCGGAGAACTACGAGAAGGCCAGCAATCTGCTGCTGGGTATGAAGGCCACCAACGGTGAACCGCTGGGCATCCGCCCGACCACCCTTGTGGTGGGGCCGAAAAACCGTGCAGCCGCGAAGCGCATCATTGACGCCATGCTGGTTAACGGCGGCGATTCCAACATCTGGTACAAGGATGTGGACATCGTGGTCAGTCCGTTCATCACCACCCCGGCATAACCCGTCATCCGTAATCTGTTGTAACCCGCAGTTAAAAGGCGCTGTGAATGCCCTTTTAACTGCCTTTTAAAAGGCAGAGTCATGAGTGAAAAAGCAGGAACCAAAGGCGCGAAAGCCGCAAAGAACAGCGCAGCACAGGAAAACCCGGCACCGCTGGCAGACGTTATTGTGGCTGACGGTCAGGCGAATGAACCACGTCCGGCTGAAGACCCGGTTACTGTACAGGGTGACGCCCCTGTCCGGCTGAACGTCCGGGCCGTGTCTGAAAACGGGTTCTGGCGCTGTGGCCGTTTCTGGTCACATGCCGGTGAGGATGTGGCGGTGACCGCTGCGGTTGCCACCCGCCTGATGGCAGAGCCGAATCTGATTGTCCGGGAAGCGGAGAAAGGCTGATGGGGTATATCACGCAGGAAGACCTGTTACGCGCGGACGGCAATCTTGTCTGGAACATGGCGATTAACCGGGAAACCAACGAACTGGATGAAGACAAAATCCGTCAGGCCATCAGTGATGCCGAAGCGGAAATTGATTCGTTTCTGTCCCGCCGCTACCAGCTGCCGCTGGGGGTGACGGAAATCCCGCGCCCGCTGCAACGCGTGGCGGTATCGCTGGCGTTTTACTGGCTATCAGAGCGTGACAATCAAATCACGGAGCTGATCCAGAAACGCTACGACGACGCCATTAAAACCCTGCGTGAGATGGCGAACGGCACCCGTGACCTGGGTCTGCCAACGTATGCCACCCCGGCAGAAACCGACCACGGGAAAATCATTGTGGTGGGTGCCAATGCCCGGCTGTTCACCCGTAACAACCTGAAAGGGGTGCTGTGATGGGGATTTCTGTACAGGTCAGCGGTGACCAGCGTCTGGAGGATATCCGCCGCGCCGTTGAAAAGCTGGCAGATGGTTCATTGCAGGCAGAGCTGCTGGAGAGCATCGGTGCGGTGGTGGAATCACAGACCCGCCGCCGCATCATCGATGAGAAAACCAGTCCGGGTGGCGAACGCTGGCCAGACTGGTCTGACGGGTACAAAAAGACCCGCCACGGCAACCAGAGTCTGCTGCGCGGTGAAGGCCATCTGCTGGAGAGTATCCAGTACATCGTGGAAAACCGCGTGGTGCGTATCGGTTCACCGCTGGATTATGCCCGCATCATGAATGACGGCTTTTCCGGCAGTGTGCCGGTCAGCGCCCACAAACGGCTTATCTCGCAGTGTTTCGGGCGGGCGCTGAAATATCCGGTCTGGCAGACCGTCGGCGCACATAACCGCATGATGAACATTCCGCAACGAGAATTTCTGGGGCTGTCTTCTGCCAACCAGCAGGAGCTGCAACAGGTTATCAGTCATTTCTGGAAGGAGGTTCTGCCATGACAGAACAACGCCCTGAACTGCGCACACCGGGGAGCACCGTTGCGGCCGCAGAGCGCATTGTGGCCTGGCTGAAAACAGCACTTCAGGGGAAAACCCCTGACCGGGCCGACGTGGTGGAGCGTCACATCGGCCAGTTCAACAGCCCGGAAGAAGTGAAGCGCTATCTGTCCGGTCGTACCGGCTGTATCCGAATAGCTGCCCTGCGTGTCCGGGATATCAACCCGCGCGGCGGACTGTCCGGTCTGGTCACCTGGGTGGCTTACATCATGGCGACGGATTCGTGGGGGTATTCCCGCGACGTGCGCTGTGAAGTGCTGGCCGGAAAGGTGATCAAACGCCTGTTGTCGTCGGATGCCACCGGGGGCATGGGGGCTGAACGCCTGGCTGCTGATGTGCGGGCAGACAACATTTACTCCGCCAGCCTCGACGGGCTGGGCGTCACCATGTGGGCGGTGACGTGGGAGCAGGAATTTCAGCTGGATGAAGAGATTGATCTCGCCGCGCTCCCGGACTTCCTGCGCCTCGGGGCAACGCTGCGTAGCGGTGAATACACTGAAATTAACGACGTGATCCATGTACGGGGTGACGATGGAACAGAAACTGATTAAGCCAGCGCGGGAAAACGTCCGTGTCCGTAAACCGGATGGCGCGCATTTATCTCCGGAAGGGGAACGTCTCGACGTCTGCGCTTACTGGCTGCGCCGTGAAGCCGAGGGAGATGTGGAAATAACCACACTTACGAAAAATAACAACAAAACCAGAGGGAAAAAATAATGTCGCTGGGTTCAATTCCTGATGATATCCGCGTCCCGCTTGTCTGGATCGATATCGACAATTCACAGGCGCTGGATGGTGCATCCGCGCAAAGCCGAAAAATTCTGGTCATGGGCCATGCGGTATCGTCCGGCAGCGCAGACGCCCTGTCACTGACCCGCATCACCAGTGACAGCCAGGCAGACCAGCTTTATGGCAAAGGGTCGATGCTGGCTGAAATGCTCAAAATGCTGCGTCGTGCCAACACGTACACGGAAACCTGGGCAATGCCGGTTGCCGCGCCAGAAGGCGCTGCCGCAAAAGCCACGCTGACCGTGCTGGGTACAGCGACTGAGGCCGGAACGATGGCGCTGCTGATTAACGGTGTCTCCGTTCAGGTGAGCGTGAGCGCCGGGGACACGAAGGAAAACATTGCAAAAGCCATTGCTGATGCGGTGACGAAAAAGCCTGCCACGCAGGTGGCCGCTGCGGTGAAGGATGATGCCACGGATACCGTGGAGCTGACCATGAACTGGCACGGCGTCACCGGCAACGGTGCCGACGTTCGCCTGAACTACTACACCGGAGAAGCCTTCCCGGCAGGTGTGAAGGTGACAGCCACCGCGTTTACCGGCGGCACCGGGACACCGGAAATGGCGGGTGCCGTTGCGGCCATCGGCCCGGAGTGGTTTACCGATATCATCGCCCCGTTCACCGACACGAAAAGCCTGAACACCCTGCGTGATGAACTGCTGAACCGCTGGGGGCCGCTCAAGATGATGGAAGCGCAGCTGTGGACGGCGTTTCGTGGCACACACGGGGAAACCGGTACGTTTGGTGAAACCCGCAATGACTGGCTGATTAGCTGTATCGGCACCAACCTGTCACCGCACCCGGCGTGGATGTGGGCCGCGTCATACGGCGCAACGGCAGCGTATTACCTCGCCATTGACCCGGCACGTCCGCTTCAGACGCTGGTTCTGACCGGCATTCTGCCGCCTGCGCGTAATGTTCGCTGGGATATGCCGGAACGTAACCTGCTGCTGCATGACGGCATTGCCACACACATGGTGGACGCCGGTGATAACGTCTGCATCGAGCGAGAAATCACCATGTACCGGGTTAACCAGTACGGTGATGCGGATGTGTCGTACCTGGATGTGCAGTCACCAGCCACGCTGGGCCGTATCCGTTACATCATCAAGAACCGTTTCACGAACCGTTATCCGCGCCACAAGCTGGCGGATGATGACGTGCTGGACTCGCTGGATGCGGGGCAGCCGGTGATGACGCCGAAGCTGTGCACCGCAGAGCTGCTGGATATCTGCCAGACCGAACTTCTCCCGGCGGGCCTTGTGGAGAACTTCAGCGATTACAAGGACACGCTTCAGGTGACACGCGACAGCAGCGATAAAAACCGCCTGAACTTTATCTGCCACCCGAATCTGGTGAACCAGCTGCGTGTGCTGGCAGGCCTGATTCAGTTCAAACTTTAAGGGGGCCGCATGGCAAAAATTCTTGGCATGGCGACCATTCGCGTGAATGGCCGCGAAATTAAAACCGAGGGGAAATCCACGCTGAACCCGGGCGGCTTCAGCCGCACCCAGCATATGGGCGGCGGCAAGGTCTGGGGCATCTCCAGCAAGATGGCCTCGCCGTCCATCAAGGTGACCATTGCAGCGGCAGCGGATATGGACGTGATTGAAATCAGCAGCTGGGAAGATGTCACGGTGATGTTCTACGGCGACAACGGCCTGAACTACATGATGACGGGTTCCGCCACGGATAACCCGGCGGAGCTGGACGAGGATTCCGGCACCATCAGTGCCAACTTTATCGGTGAAAAATGCGTGAAGGTGTGACATGGCTGAAATGGAATTTGAACTGAAACACGGGCTTCTGACCGGCAAAGGCACGGCAGATGAAACCCTGCATAAAACCGTGAAGCTGCGCGAACTGACTGCCAGTGATGTGATTGATGCGCAACTGGCCGCAGAACGCGTCGTCATGGGCGGGAACGGAAAGGCGGTGGCCTACTGCTCAGAAGTGCTGATGGGGCTGGAGATGATGCGCCGTCAGGTTGCGGCCATCGGCAGCATTCCCGGCCCACTGGACATGAAACAGCTGCGAATGCTCCACCCGGCAGACCTTGAGCTTATCAGCACGAAAGCTGCTGCGCTGGATGAGATGCTTGAGGAGGTGGCAACGCGGGGGCGAACTGATGCCGCTGGCGGCGGCACTGATGAACCTGCTGGTTAACCTGTCCCAGAGATTCAGTATTCAGTACCTGGAACAGCTGCCCTTGCGGCAGCTGTTCCGCCTGATAAAGCAACTGGAGAAACAGCATGGCAACAGGTAACCGTCTCAGCACGGAAATCATGATCAACCTTGCCGGGAACCTGACCGCCAAAGCCCGGCAATACGGCGCAAATATGTCGCAGTTCGCCCGGAATAACCAGAAGGCCATGCGCCTTGTCAAAGCCACAACGGAGGCTGCCGGGCGCAGTCTGGATGCGCTGGGTAACCGCTACACGGCGGTCATAGCCGGGCTTGGGGGCAGCGTGACAGTAAAAGGCGTTGCGGATTTTGATGCCCAGATGCGGCGTATGGGGACCAACGCAAAACTGACCGAAGAGCAGGTCAGCGAGCTGAGAACTGCGATCAGGGATGTGTCAAATCAGCAGGATATCCGTATTGATGCATCAGCCCTCGGCGAAGGGGTTGATGCCCTGCTGGGGAAAACCGGTGATTATCAGTATGTGATGGATAACCTGCGCAACATGGGGGTGTTCATGCAGGCGTTCGGCGTTGACGGTCAGGTTGCCGCCGGACTGATGGCCCAGTTCTGGGAAAAAAACGTCCGGGGCGCTGATGCGGTCAGTAACATGATGGACAGGCTGTATTCGCAGTTCGCAGTGGGGTCTGTAAGCGTTGCCGATGTTGCCCGCGCTGCCCCGAAACTGTTTTCCATCATTCAGGATCAGGGACCGGAAGCCATTGCCCAGATGGGGGCATTTGCTCAGGTGTTCGCCAAAAACAAAGGCAGCATTGATGAGACGGTAACCAGTATTCAGGCCATGTATGCTTCCCTGTCGGACAAAAAGAACATTGAGTTCCTGAAAAAAAACGGCATTGACGTTTTTGTCAAAGGCACAAAAGACATCAAAAAGCCCTATGAACTGATGATGGAAATCCTTAAACGGGCCAGATACGACCCGCTGAAACTTCAGGATGTGTTTGATCAGACCGGGATGCAGGGAATTAAGGCGCTGCTTAACCCTGAAAACCGGCAACTGATGGAACAAATGATTTACGGCACGATTGAGCTGGGTTCCACGCAAAAGGCCGCACAGACCAATGCCGAAGGCTTTAATGCTGCGATGCAATCACTGAATAACGAATGGCAACGTTTTGCTGAAGGACAACTGGCAAAGCCCGTTCAGGACCTGGCGGATGCGCTCAACAGCGTGGACCAGAACACTGTCCAGAACTGGTTGCAGGTCGGTAAATATATGGCGATCGCGCTGGGTGGCATTATCGCCATCAGAAAGACGTATCAGTTCGGTAAAACCATCCACGACATCATGAATCCCAAAGGGAAAGGCAAAGGGATACCTGGTGGCATTACGGATGTTTTCGGCTCCGGTGTGATGCCGGTTTATGTGGTTAATATGGGCAGTGGCGGGATGAATGGTAATACCGGCGGTCTGCCGGATACACCGGATCCATCGCGCAATCCCCGTAACCCTCGCAATCCACGAGGTCCGGGTAACCGTGGAGGAAAGGCAGGTAAAGGCGCTGGCATCATTGCCGGTGCTCTGGAGTTTTACGATTTTCTGACCACGCAATACGCCCTGCCGGGTGAGGTTGACAGCCTTACAAAATCCGTTGCCGGTGATACCAGTGCCAGCCTGTGGGAGCGTGAGTTCGCGCAACAGAGTCAGGACAATCAGAAAGCGCTCGAGTCCGTCTGGCGTAAGGTAACGGACTGGTTCAACTCGCTGGGTGACAAGAACATTGCCGACCCGCGACCGTGGGCAGGTATGCAACCCACACAGAATTATCCTTTCCTTCCGCAGCAATTGCAGGGGGAAATCCGCGTGGTGGTGGAAGGTGACGCCCGCGTGAAAAGTGTCAGAGTGGATCAACCCGGCGTCAGACTCAGTGCGCAGGCTGGCGTCACCAGTGTGGAGCAGGGTTAATGACAATGAGTAACGGCAAATGGGACGGGCTGCGCGATGCCTCGTTTCGCGGTGTCCCCTTCTTTCTGGTGGATACGGAAGGCACCGGTGGCCGCAGGGCTATTCCCCGCGCGTATCCCCGGCGTGAAACCGCCTGGACTGATGATAACGGGGCCGTTCCCGGTCAACAGCAGATTAACGCAAAGCTGCTGGGTAAAAACTTCCAGGATGATTTAAACGCCCTTTTAGACGCGCTCAATACCCCCGGCCCCGGCGAGCTTATCCACCCGTGGTTCGGGATACAGACCGTACAGGTTGGCAAGGTCACCCATCGCCTCAGCACGGAGGAAGACGGCATTGCGTATGTCACTTTTGAAGTGTTTGAGGCAGGCGAGCGCCTGTTCCCGTCTGCGGCGGATAACACGCAGCAGGAAGTGCTGACGGGCATTGATGCGGTGAAAGCCGCCATTGACGATGGCGACTGGTTCGGCGCACTCGACGGGTTGGGTGAGATGGCCGACAGCTTTCTGGCCGATATGGAAAACCTTGTGGCTAACCTGCCCACGTTACCGGCAGCACTGAATCAGTGGATGGACAGGCTGAACCATTTTAAGGAGATGGCCGGAACCATCATTGCCACACCGGGGCGTCTGGTCAGTGAGCTGTTCTCGTTCATCGACGGCGTGGTTGATCTGGTGACGGAACCACCCGAAGCACTGGCGGTTTACACGACATTACGCAACCAGTGGGCCGGAGAACGTGCCCGACAGGTTGCCACCGGCGCACTGCCGGAAGATATCACCGTGAAGCCCGGCAGCGTGGCAGACGGTGAAATAGGCTTTGCTATCGGGCTGTCACCGGATTATCAGCCGGTATCTGACAGCCTGCAGAAGAACATTGACGACTTCCGCCAGGTGGTTGTGCTGGAAACCCTGCTGGGACAGGCAAATGCCGTGGCCTCGATGACGTTCGATACCAGTGATGCGGCATTATCTGCCGGTGACACGCTGGCGGCTGAACTGCATGAGCAGGCGGTGGCGGGGTGGAAAATAACCAGCGGGCATTGTGGCGAACGCTGCGCGATTTACGGCAGGCCGTGATTACGGATGCCCGCGAGCGTGCCGCCCGTCTGCCGGAAACCCGGCAGGTGACGCTGACCACAACCACATCTGCCGCATTGCTGGCATGGCGCGAGCATGGTGACACCAGCCGACGGGATGAAATCGTGCAGCGTAACCGCCTGCGCCATCCGTCATTCATACTGCCAACGCAACCTGTGGAGATTACCGACTGATGGAATCCGTGATTCTTACCGTTGACGGCAAATTGTGGGAAGGCTGGACGGAAATGTCCGTCAGTCGTTCCCTGAAGGCGATTGCCGGTGAGTTTGATCTCAGTGTGACAACCCGCTGGTCAGCGGCGGCACCGCGCGTGATTCGTGAGGGGCAACCCTGCACGGTCAGGCTGGGCGCGGATACCGTGCTGACGGGGTATATTGATGATTTTATCCCCAGCTATGACGCAGATAACGTGGAGATCCGCGTCATGGGGCGCGACAAAACCGGTGACCTGGTGGACTGCTCTGTGGTGCATTCATCCGGGAAATGGAAAGGCGTGCGGCTTGAACAGGTGGCGGCTGATGTCTGCCGCCCGTTCGGGATAACCGTCATCACGGAAACCCCGACCGGGGAGGCGTTTGCGTCCGTTGTTCTGGAACAGGGTGAAACGGGCTTTGAACTGCTCGACCGGCTGGCAAAACAGCGCGGCGTTCTGCTGACGTCTGACGGCGCAGGTAACCTGATTATCACCCGCGCCTCTTCCGTTCGCGCGGGTGTGTCACTGGTGCTGGGGAAAAATATCCTCGCTGCCCGTGGGCGCTTCAGCTGGCGGGAGCGTAACAGCCAGTACATCATCAAGGGCACCACCAGTGCCGGTGGCAAACTGTGGGACAGCCAGCCTGCCTCGATGGTGGGTGGTCGCCAGTACATCACCGAAGACCCGGAAATTAACCGTTACCGCCCGCGCATTCTGGTCAATGAAGACAGCCTGACCGTGGGCGGGGCCAGCATTCGCGGGGAATGGTACAAAGCCCGGATGCTGGGGGAATCCCGCACGACGGAAATCACGGTGGCAGGCTGGCGCGAACAGGGCGACAGCGGCCCGCTGTGGCAGACCAACCGCCTTGTCGATATCGACGACAGCATTCAGAACCTGAAAACCACCTGGCTGATATCCGGGGTGACCTGGACGGATGGCGCACAGGGGCGGATGACGGTTCTGGCGCTGGTTCCGCCTGAATCACTGGATATGCCGGAAATGAAAGCGAAGACGAAGAAAACAAAGGCGGTGGCCACATGGGATTAAACGCCATTGCCCGCCGTCTGCGGCTGCTGGTTGATCGTGCCGTTGTCCGCATGGTGTCTGACAGTCTGGAGCGGCAGAATCTGCAAATCCAGACGCTGGCAGATGCTACTGACGACGACGTGGAACGCTTCCAGAACTACGGGTTTACTTCCGTTCCGCCGGAAGGTTCTGAAGCCATTGTGCTGGCCGTTGGCGGACGGCGTGACGGGCTGGTTGCCATCGCGGTGGAGGACAAGCGATGTCGCCCGAAAGGACTGTCCCCCGGCGATGTCCGGCTTTATCACCGGGACGGCAAATCACACATCACCCTGAAGGAAAACGGCGTCATTGAAATCACAGGAGAACAATTAAACGTTTCAGGGAAAACGGTAAATCTCACCGCCGACGAATTGCTGAATATTATCGGTAAACAAATGAAATTCGTCGGTCCCTGTGAATTTACTGAAGATGTCAGAATCAACGGTAAATCATTCATCGAACACATTCATAAGGACGGCGACAATGAGAATACATCACCGCCCGTATGACGACAGGAATCCGCTGGAATAACATGCTCTCACGGGGTGACATCACCGTCACCCATAACGGCCTCTCACTGGATGAGGGGCTGGTCACTCAGGTTCTTATCTGCCTTTTCACCGATGCCCGTGCTGATGACGATGATGTCATTCCTGACGGCTCTGGCGACCCGCGCGGCTGGCCGGGCGACACGTACAGCGATTTTTCGTGGGGTTCCCGCCTGTGGCTGCTTGAGCGTGAAAAGCTGACGGAAGATGTCCGCCTGCGCGTGGAAGATTACGCGCGGCTGTCCATGCAACCGCTGCTGCGGGCCGGTTACGCCCGTAACGCCACCGTCACGGCCAGAATCATCGTCCCTGACCGTATTGCCTTTCAGGTGGTGTTAACCCGCCCGGACAAAACCACGCTCACAATCGAAATCACCCGCCGATGGGAGGCCACCATTAATGCCGTATGAAATCCCCACGCTGGGCAAACTGATTGCCGACGGCGAAAAAGATATTGCGTATGAACTCGGTCTGCAAAAGCTGCCGCCTGTCAGTGTTGAGCAGGCGCTGAACGTGTCATTCAGCAGTCAGGTCCGGGATTTATACGACCACCAGAGCTGGATTAAGGACCAGATAATTCCGTCCACTACGTCTGATGATGAAACCATTATCAAAACAGCAACGTATGAAGGGGTTATCCGCAAGCAGGCCACCTTTGCCAGCGGGCCGGTGACCTTCACCAGTCAGTCCCCCATTCCGGCAGAAACCCGGATGCAGTCCGACACGAATCAGGTGTATCAGGTACTCACATCCGGCGAGGTACAGGACGGCGAGGTCACCGTCATCGTGCAGGCTGAAGAAGCCGGTGTGGCGGGCAATCTTGCTGCCGGTGCCGTGCTCACTCTGTTGTCCCCGCTACCCGGAACGGGCAGCACCGGCGCGGTGACTGAAAGTGGCATCACCGGTGGCGCAGATATTGAATCCATCGCAGAGCTGCTGGACCGTCTGCTGTATGTGCGCCGCAATCCCCCGGTGGGCGGTGCACTACATGATTACGTCATCTGGGCGCGTGAAGTGCCGGGCGTCAGCCGCGCGTGGGCATGGGATGCGTGGCACGGCCCCGGCACGGTCGGGCTGGCATGGCTTTATGATGACCGTGAAGACATTATCCCCACACGGGACGACCTGAAGACAATGGAGCAGTATCTGTTCTGCCACAAACACCCGGCCACCGGCGTGATGGTGGGTAAACCGGGCGGCATCGAGGTCTGGCCGGTGCAGGTCAGGCTGAAGAAGCTCGACCTGTCCATCCGTCTGACACCGGACAGCCAGGCGAACAGGAACGCCGTCCGGGCAAACCTGACCGCATTACAGAAAACGCTGGCCCCCGGTCAGATGCTGCCGGTGTCCTCGCTGCGCACGGCCATCGGTATGACGTCCGGCATTACGGATTACTTTCTCAACATCGGGGAAGACACCACCAGTGATGTGGATGAGCTTATCACCATCGGGGAGGTGACATGGCTCACAGCGTGACGGAATGGCTGACCGCACTGCAACAGGTCATGCCACGGGGTAAGGCATGGCCGCGTGATAACGACGCGGATTTAAACCGTTTTTTAAGAGCGCTTGCAGAGCGTCTGACCCGCGTTGAATACGACGCCTCGCGTCTGCATGTGGAGATGCGACCGGAAACCACGCTCCAGCTGTTGCCGGAGTGGGAGCAATATCTGGCGCTGCCGGAATGCGGAATTGCCGCCACCACAACGGAAGCCCGCCGCCGGGCCGTGGTGGAGAAATACCGCCGCAAAGGCGGGCTGGCAACCTGGCAGATTGAAGCCGCTGCGGCGGCGCTGGGCTTCACCATTAAGGTGACGGCCGTTCTGCCGCACCACTGCCTGCGTGACTGCATGTACCCGCTGCATCCGGCACGGTATCGCTGGCTGCTGAAAGTTGAAGTCCCGGATAAAGATGCCGGGCGGTTTACCTGTATTGATGACGTCATGACGCCATTAATCAGCGAACGGACCCGCGAGCTGGAATGCCTGCTGAAGCATTACCGGCTGGCGGGCACGGAATATGAATATTATTACACCGGAGAATAATTTATGTTTCATGTGGATAACCCGACGGGTGTACCGGTAATGCCACCTGTCGCGGCTGAATTAAGCAAAACAACGCTTTATTTCACCGAAGGCGGGAACGGTATTCCGCCCACCTATCCGGGGCCGGACTGGTTTAATATTATTCAGTCTGAACTGCTGGAAATTCTCCGGCAGGCAAATATCAAACCGGATAAAAACACCACCGACCAGATTATGACGGCGCTGAAAAAACTGTTTATTACGAACAGTGGTTCAGCCGGAGCTATTGCCGGATTAACCGGTCAGAATAATACGTTCCCGTATTTTACGGGCGAAGACACAATGGCATTAACGCCGCTCAGTGCGTTTGTGCGCGGTATTCTCGGGAAAACCACAGCCGATGAAATTATCAATGCGCTTTCATTACGTGACACGGTAAATAAAGCCAGTAATGCCGTACCGAATACCCGCAAGGTCAACGGCATGGCTCTGATGTCGGATATCACCATCAACAACATCAGCGGCAACGCCGGAACGGCAACCCGCCTTCAGACGGCCCGCAGGATTAACAATGTGCTGTTTGATGGCAGCCGCGATATCACGATTTCTGCGGGAATGTCACAAACTGAAGGTGACAACCGTTACCAGCAAAAAAACACGGCGTCAAAAGCCGGTAATGGCTGGTTTAAGGACACGTCCACCGGGGTGATTATTCAGTGGGGGTATCTCGGCAATGCCAGTGCCGGGCTGACGTTTCCGATATCATTTCCGTCAGCATGTACCAGCATCACTATTACCAACGCATACACCCGTGCTGATTACTCTATTTCCCTGAAATCGTTATCAGCAGCAGGTGCGACATTCAACAGCGAGAATAACGGCGTTATGTACTGGACAGCGATAGGGTATTAATGATGACTATTTATTTCAGCCCATCAACAAACGGTTTTTATCATTCTGGCCTTCAGGGTGATTATGAAAATGCGGGAACGTGGCCGAATGATTTACAGGAAATCACGGATGAAGAATATCAGAGACTGTTACAGGGCCAGACTGACGGTTTTATTATTGTATCTGGCGAAAACGGATATCCGGTATTAAAAGAACCCGTAATTAACTGGCAGCAGAAAGCGGAAACGCAACGCCAGCACCTGCTGGCTGAAGCAAGGGAAATCACCTCCGACTGGAAAACTGAGCTGGAACTGGGAATCATCAGCGATGACGATAAAGCCCGTCTGGCGCGGTGGATGGCGCATATCAAATCACTGAAGGCGCTGGATTTAAGCACCGTTACCGATGAAGCCTCCTTTAATTCCATCAACTGGCCGGAGCGTCCCGATGCCGCAGCTTAAAGGTGTGATTAAAACGCCCACGGGAGAACCGCTGGGCGGCGCAACCATTACACTGACCTCCCTGCACAACCGCGCAGGGATTCTGAAAGGTGTTTTCAGCCACGTCACCACACAGAGCGGGGAGTACGACTTCCCCGTTCTGCCGGGTGTGTACAGCGTTCGCCTGACACAAAGCACACAGCGCCTTTCAGAAATCGGTGTCATTCGCGTTTATGAAGATTCGACAGACGGTTCGCTGAATGATTTTCTGGGGGCAACCGATATTGACCTGCGCCCGGAAGCCCTGAAGAAATTCGAGGAACTGGCGCAACAGGCGCAGCAAAGCGCAGAAAAAGCCAGAGAGCATGCGGACGCTGCTGAACAGGCCCGCCAGGATACAGAAACCCTCGCAGGGGAAATACGGCAGGATGCAGAAGAAATTGCGAGTAATGTCCAGAAAGCTGAAGAGCTGGCCTCTGAAACAAACCAGAATGCCGCCCGGGCAGAACAGGCGGTCAAAGATGCCGATAAGATAGTCCAGAAAGCGGTCGATAAACTCGGTGAAGCAGCAACGCTGACCGGCGAGGCAAAAGCCAGCGCCGAAGCGGCAGCAAAAAGCGAGCAGAGCGCGAAACAGCACAGGGACGAGGCACAACGGATAGTTGATGACCTGAAGGGAAGCAATGCTTCCACGACAGAAAAAGGTCTGGTGCAACTCTGTAGTGATACGGACAACGACAGCGAAGAACTGGCCGCCACACCAAAGGCTGTCAAAACCGTCATGGACGAGACGAAAACAAAAGCGCCACTGGACAGCCCGGCGTTCACCGGCACGCCAACCACACCAACACCACCGGATGATGCTGCCGGTCTGGAAACAGCGAATGCGGCTTTTGTCCGCAAACTGCTTGCTGCACTGGTTGACTCGTCACCGGAAGCCCTGGACACACTGAACGAGCTGGCAGCGGCGCTGGGCAATGACCCGGAGTTTGCGACAACAATCATGAACGCGCTGGCAGGCAAACAACCGCTGAACGACGTGCTGACAGCTATCAGCAATCTGGAAGAGCGGGCAGATAACCTTCTGTGCTTTAATCAGGACGGGAATGCTTCACTGTCTCCGCTGTCAGAAAAAGCCCGGTCACTGCTGGCACAGGCCACAGTGGAAGCCATGCGCAATGAGCTTGAGCTGAAAAGCGCAGCGGTAAGGGATATTCAGACAGACCTTTACGACAGCACGGAAGGCCGTGTTGCGCTTCCCGGTGCGTATGGTTACGGAATGACGGACGCCGGAGCGCGTTCAATTATTGCCAGCGATATGGCGACTGTAGCCAGAACTGCGCACAACCTGCACCCGGGGCGGTATTACACCTTTTCCACGCGAACGGAAGAAACCACCGGAATAACAGAAATTATCTGGCTGGATAATGGCTGGGGCGATAAAACCAGCCAGACAGCAACAAAGCTGGTTCTGTTTTTTGGAAAAGACGGACGGATACTCATGACCGTTCGTGGCGATAATATCTCCGCCCCGGTCACCTGGACGAATCTGACGCCACAACTTGGCAATGCAGCACAAAAGGATGCACAGGAGAATATTTATGACCGCACCGAAGGCCGACTGGCGATTCCTGGCATGTTCGGTTTCGGGAAAATATTTTCCAGTAGCGACAGAATTGAATTTAAATCAGGGACTGATTTTCTCAGGTGGGTAAAAACAGCAAAGCCCGGTCGTTATACCGTATTTGCGGACACAAATGTGGTGGTACCTGGCATACAGACAAACGGTGTTATTGAAATTATCTGGCCACAACCTAAAACCAGCCCGAATGATGAGTATGCCTATAAGATAATTATTTATTACGGTGTTAATGGTCATATTTATTATAACCGTTGCGCGGTGGCATCAGGTGGTGGTTATCTGGTTGGCTGGGAAAACCTGAAGGTTGATGAGGCTTCACTCATTGCACAGATTGAAGCACGCGCGCCCCTGAAAAGCCCGGCACTGACCGGAGCACCGACAACACCAACCCCGCCAGATGACGCAGCAGGTAATGAAATAGCCAATGCGGAGTTTGTCCGCAAACTGCTTGCCGCACTGGTTGACTCGTCCCCGGAAGCCCTGGATACGCTGAACGAACTGGCAGCGGCGCTGGGCAACGACCCTAATTTTGCGACGACGGTCACTAAGGCGCTGGCGGGTAAACAGCCGCTTAATGACGTGTTAACGGCTGTCAGCCAGATAATACCGGAAGAAAACACGCTGCCTTATTTCAGTGAAGAGGGCCGGATTTTACTGGCGCAACTGTCAGAAAAAGCCCGCGCATTACTGGCACTGGACACGCCTGAAGCCATGCGCACGGAGCTTGAGCTGAAAGCGGCTGCTACGATGGAGCCCCAGAGCGATATCCGCGACCGCACACCAGGCAGGCTGGCGCTGTCCGGCATGTATGGATTCGGTCAGGCATTTACCAGCACCGATGCCCTGACATTTACCGGACAGGCCGATTTTGCTGAATGGCTGAAAGAGGCCACGCCGGGGCGTTATGCGGTCAGTATTGCGGACTCTTCCACGCTGCTGGCGGGCACCACGAAATTTAACGGCATCATTGATGTGATGTGGTCGCCCTTTGATAACGATGAATCGGACACAACGCGTAAATTCAAAACACTGCTGTGTTTTAACCAGTATTACGAAGGTGAGCACAGTATTCATCGCCTGACTTACCGCTGGAGTGGAAACAACTGGAATGCAACAGTAAGCCCCATTATTTACGACGGCGATTCGCTGGCGTTCCTGCTGTCCAGGACGGCGGGCAACGGCACGCACTCATATTACAAATATCCTGCAGTGGGTGTGCCGATTCTTGCTGTTTACAGGGGGAGCAGTGCAGATGACAAAGAGAAAAAAATAGGGCTTGGCGATATTGTTCCCGGCTCACGGCTTGGAGCACTGGTTGTCACCTGCAAAGCGAGTGAGGCTTCTAATTATGTCTCAACGCCGCAATTCTGCGCAGCGGACCCACGTCATGGAGCATTTCCAGGGCGCTATCAGGCTCTGTCAGGGAGCAGGTCGACCACATCAAGTGGAGATACCGGATATGTGTGTCTGTTCATGCGCATTGAGTAATGAGGAAATAAAACATGAAAATCAGAGCGGTAAAAGGCATCAGAAGCGCGCATTATCTTGAAAATGGTGCGGTTGACTGCGAGGTGTTATTTGAAGGTGAAACGGAATTCGTCCCGTATACCGCCATGCAGGATGATACCGCAATGACAGGCCAGCGCATCTGGGAAGAGTTACAGAGCGGCAAATGGGGTGAAATCGCCCCGTTCACTATTACACCCGAACTTATCGCCGCGGCGAAGGATGCCAAAAAGCGGGAAATCGAGGCGTGGCGAACAGAACAGGAAGCACTGCCGTTCACGTTCGAATGGAACGGTCATACCTGGAACGCTGGCCCCGACTCAATGGCTCGTCTTTATCCGGCAGTTATGGCATCAAAGTCTGACACAGCGCGAAAAACCATGGTATGGGGCGATGCGGAAAACCAGCAGGTGAAACTGTCGATGCAGAAACTGGATGAACTGCTTACAGCAATGGTTCAGGCACAGGTCGATCGCAATAACGAGATTTATCAGCGCCAGCGTGAAATGAAGGAGCAGCTTTCCCGGCTGTCCACGCTGGACGAGGTAAGAGCGTTAACGCCCGGTGGTTAAATAATCAGTTTGTATAGTTTATGACGATCGATAACATCATATCGATCGTCGGTTTGCATCGGTTGTGATTAAATACCCCCAGCCCTCCGGGCGCTCATGTCTGGTTATTACACAGGGGGAATCATGGACTCTGTTCGCTGTAAAAACTGCAATAAATTACTGTTTAAAGGAGGTTTTAAGCATATAGAAATAAAATGTCCTCGCTGTAAACGTTACATTGTCATATCGAATGCCAAAGAGCATCCCACGGAGCTGTATTGTGGGAAAAGAGAAGAAATCACGCATTCTGACAAAACCCTGCGTTATTGAGTATGAAGGCCGGATTGTCGGCTATGGTTCAAAGGAGCTGCGCGTTGAAACCATATCCTGCTGGCTGGCCCGCACAATCATTCAGACAAAACACTATTCCCGCCGTTTTGTGAATAACTCCTACCTGCATCTGGGCGTATTCAGCGGACGTGATCTGGTTGGCGTTCTTCAGTGGGGATATGCCCTTAACCCCAGCTCAGGGCGTCGTGTTGTGCTGGAAACGGATAACCGGGGCTATATGGAACTGAACCGCATGTGGCTACACGACGACATGCCCCGCAATTCTGAATCACGGGCCATCAGCTACGCGCTGAAAACCATCAGGTTACTGTACCCGTCAGTGGAGTGGGTTCAGTCCTTTGCAGATGAACGCTGCGGACGTGCTGGCGTGGTATATCAGGCGTCGAATTTTGATTTTATAGGCAGCCACGAAAGCACGTTCTACGAACTGGACGGCGAGTGGTATCACGAGATAGCGATGAACGCGATTAAGCGCGGAGGGCAACGAGGTGTGTATTTGCGGGCTAATAAGGAGCGGGCCGTGGTACACAAATTTAATCAGTATCGCTACATCAGATTCCTGAATAAGCGCGCAAAAAAGCGCCTAAACACCAAGCTATTCAGGGTTCAGCCATACCCGAAGTGAGCCCACTTAATGAATAAAAAAGCAGCGGCCAATGCCGCTGTTTTATCTTGAATAACTTCCATATGTGCGCTTCTGGCTTATCTTGAAAGAATTCCATATCTATCTTGAATAATTTTGCGCGCTTTAGATATTATGGTGCCAGTCCATACCGGCAACGGTAGTATCGATTTGATTATCCCCGGCGTACATAAAGCCAATGGCCTGCGTCAACTCCAGAAATTATGGGACATAGACGACAGCGAAGTGGTGGTTTTTGGCGATGGCGGTAATGATATTGAGATGCTGCGTCAGGCGGGCTTTAGCTTTGCAATGGAAAATGCTGGCAACGCAGTCGTAGCGGCGGCGAAATACCGTGCAGGCTCCAATAACCATGAAGGCGTACTGGACATTATCGATAAAGTTCTTAAACACGAAGCGCCATTTAATCAATAA